TGGTGCAGCAGCAGCTCAAGGTGCTCAAGGTGCTCAAGCAGCTCAAGGCGCAATTGGTACAAAAGGTACAACAGGTACAAAAGGTACACAAGGTGCAACTGGTGCAGCAGCAGCTCAAGGTGCTCAAGGTGCTCAGGCAGCTCAAGGTGCTGTAGGTACAAAAGGTACAACAGGTACAAAAGGTACAACAGGTGCACCTGGAAACGCTGGTTCTATGGGTGCTCAAGGCGCTCCTGGTGCAAATCTTGTTGCTCCATACACCGACGGTGTATCATTATATCAAAATGTTATACATTCATTTATAATATCAAATGTATCTATAGAAAATAATACTAATTTTGTTCTTTCATTAAAACATCATAGCATAAATTCTAACAATTTTGAACCAGAAAATCAATATATTGCAATTGAACAAGGTACTAGAATTATAGTAATGGCAGATCCTATGGGTGGTTCGGTTGGATACATGGCAGGAGCAGGATATAGTATGACATTTAAGTTTATTTCTGGAACAGGTAGTACTGCATCGGCAAACACAATATATGTAAAAAATGGTACATCTTGGACAACAGTAAATAACAATAGTACAGTAAGTATTCCTGTGGAATTTGAAAGATTTTTAATGAATGGACAGAGTTGGAAGTTTAATCAAGTATATGCAATTGAATTTATTGCAACATATATAAATAATGTACTAGTTTTTGTTCCAGTTGGATCACATCTAAACTTTACTGGTGCATCTTATGAAACATTATCTTCGGCTAATCATGCATCTGATGCAAGATATGTTGTAAATGGTCCAGGTACTGTAAGCGATTGGAATACTAAAAGATTCTTGAGAGGTGATGGCACATGGCAAGTTCCAACTGGTACTACATACAGCACGTTGACTTCATCTGCTCATGCATCAAGTACGAATTATGTTGTGAAAGGCTCTGGATATTCTGGTACTCCTTCTAAATTCTTGAGAGAAGATGGTACGTGGCGAACTGTCAGCGGTGGTTCAGCAGCAGTTGCAAAAGCTTGGTTGGATAATAGCAACATAGCAGGTATAGTTACACCAACAATTACAGCTTCTGAGCCATTTGAAAGTATTATGCCTGGTTGGAGCGGTAGTGCTCCGACTGGAATCTGGTTACCTCAAGATAAATGGGCAGCTTTGCCTGTTATAGAAGATGTAAATGGAAGACTTTTGGTAGCAATACCAAGTGAATTTATTGAAGGAAGAGATGACGGATGGTATGATTATCCAATAACAAAAAAGAAATAAAACAATTTGAAATCAAGCTCCTCAATAATATTGAGGAGCTTTTTTGTTAAACTAAATATTTTGTGTTTATATAAAATACAAATAAGTTAAATCAATGAAAGATAATATTAAATTGTTTGTGAATGGTGATGTTAAAGCGCCTGAGAGAAAATATGGAGATGCAGGAATAGATTTTTTTGTACCATACAAAACTAACAAGTTTATTTCTGATTTGAAAGCAAAAAATCCAGACTTGAGACTTGTTGATGAAGGAATTGAACTTTACCCCGGAAAAGATGTTCTTATTCCTACTTATGTTCATTCAAGATTTTCTCCAGAGTGGATGCTTCGTGCTTCCAACAAGTCAGGTATTGCAACAAAACAAAAACTTCGTATTGGTGCAGAAATTGTGGACTCTTCTTATGAAGGAATTATCCACATGCATGTTTTTAATGATGGAGAAAGAGTAACTGTTATTAAATATGGACAAAAACTCGTACAGTTTGTTCCTGTTCGTGTAAATCCTGAAGATATTGTTGTCGTATTCAATGATGAGATTACTCTTGAGGAGTTTTATGAAGGACATGAAACTGAGCGCGGTTCCGAAGGTTTTGGACATACCGGAATTTAAATAATATTGTATATGGAAATTTTCTGCAAAGAAGAACAACAGTTAGCTGAAGCAATAGTAGCTGCAAGAAAAATGCAGGAATTTTTATGGGGAGAATATAATGGGCAATGGAACATTGAAGAATGGAGACGCATGTTTAGAAAACGCATACAAAAAATTGATGATATTGACGTGAACAATCCTCATGCAAAAATAGAAATGAGAAAACGTCTTGTACAGAATGCTGCATTGTCCATCGCTCTTTTGAGAATTATTGACGAAGAAGGAATTCCTGTAAAAGATTGTGTAATACCAAGCAATCTTCCGCAATATAAATAAAAAATCAAATTACATGTTATTGGATACGACTCAGATAGGTGATATGTTACATATTGCCTATTATGATAAAAACGGAACTACAAAATTTAAAAAATACAAATTGAAAGAAAGTGATTTGTTCAACTGGCAAGTCACAAAGAAAACAGACAAGAAAAAAGATCCAACTTATGTAAACTGGGACAAACGTCCGATAAAGAAAGTTCCTACAAAATTCATAAACAATTATAGAATTGTAGAGTACATCGAGAACAATATACCAAAAGAAGACTATGACGAGATATTTGAATACAATATGCCTCGTACATATTTTGTGGATATTGAGAACGTGATTATACCAGGACTTACAATCAAAGAAGCAGTTGAAAGAGCTGATGGAGAAATAACAGCAATTTCAATAACTGGAGACAATCACAAATGTATGGTTCTTGGTACAAAGGAACTTACAAGAGAGCAGATAGTCAGTATTCAGAAAAGAATAAACAAACACTTTGAACAGTTTGGTGCAAAATTTGAGTTCAGCTACAAGAAATTTGATTCTGAATACGATTTGCTGTATACTTTCTTTGCAAAGATGGTTTCAAAGTTTCCGATGATGAGTGGTTGGAACGTGCTCGAATATGACTGGGCGTATATGATAAATCGAGCAAAGAAACTTGGAATAGATCCTATTGTGGCAAGTCCGTTGCATAAATTGAATGGAAAAGAAAAATATCCTGCCGGAGTATGTATTCTTGATTATATGGAAATATACAAAAAATGGGATAAAAGTATAGAAATCAAAGAAGATTATAAACTTGACACAGCAGGACGTGATGTTATCGGAATTAAGAAAGTCAAATACAACGGAACACTTAATGATTTGTATAGAGATGATCTAGAACGTTTTTATTTTTACAATGCAATTGATACTTGTTTGGTTTGTTTGATACACGAGAAGATAAAAACAATGGAGATTGCATTGACAATTGCACATTTAAGTCATATTAATATTATGAAGTGTGCAAGTCCTCTTGCTGTCACCGAAACTTTGCTTTGTACGGAGTTTTTGAAAAATGGAATGATAATGGCAATAGACAAAGACAAACTTGAAACAGATGAAGGATATGAAGGAGCATTTGTAAAAGAGCCAGTTGTAGGAAAACATAAAGTAGTTGCATGTTTTGACTATGCATCACTTTATCCATCTACAATGAGACAAATGAACATTTCTCCAGAAAACTTCATTAAAAAGATTCCTGTCGAACAAGTAGAGGAAGAACTTAAAAAAGGAGAATATATTGTTACTGTTACAGGTTGCTGTTTTGGAAAGAAGATTTCAATTTTGAAGACGATCTTGAACAGACTTTATGGACAAAGAAAGTCATACAAGAAAGAGATGTTCAATTGTCAACTTCAAAAAGCAGAACTTGAAAAACGATTGAAGGAATTGAAGGCTGCATAGTTCTTTAGAACAACATATAGTACATTCTAATAAACTTTATTTGTTTTGTTGATAAAATATATGTAAACATATTTTCTGTATGCTAGATGCAAAATTTGTAATTTTATTAAACAAAAATAAAGTGTTAAATAAAATATAAAAATAAACAAAAATAAAAATAATTTTTAGTATGAACAATTTGACTGAGAATTTTGAAAAGATTGAAAAACTTATTGAAAACGCAAAGATTGATATGACAAAGTTTGTTGAAAAAGGTAATTCAGCAGCAGGTACACGCGTTCGTAAGTTTATGCAGGAACTTAAAAACCTGGCACAGGAAGTTCGTGTTGATATTCAAAATGTAAAAAACGGTAACGAGTAATTAATAATTTAAAAAGTTAAACAATGGACGTAAAGATTAATTCAATTAACAAAGACAATCTAAATGCATTCATCAAGAAACTTTTGAGTATTGACAATTTTATTTTCATTACTGCTAACAAAGAGAAGATTACATCTTCTGTGTATTTTCCAGAACGTGATGCAGTGAAAGTTGTAAATTGTCCTGTCAAAGATATTTTTGATGGCAAGTTTACAGACGATGTAAAGATCTCATTCTTCGACGGAAAAAAGGTTATCAATGCATTGAGTCATTTTAATGGCGATGTCGAAGGAAAGATTTCATGTGACAAGTACGAGGAAAATCTTCGTGCAACCAATTTCCTTGTAAAGGATAAGAGACTTAAAATTGACATTCCTTGTACAGACTTTTCTCTTTCGTTTATGGAAATGAGTGATGAGGAAATCGGTCGAGCATTTGACACAGAGGACACTTTGTTCAAGTTTGAACTTAATGTAGATATGATTGCTCAAATCAAGTCTCTGTTCAGTCTTGATGCTGATGTTGATACTGTTGCAATTTACAAAAACAGCAAGGGTATTGGTGTTAAAGGTAAGAACTATGAAAACCTTCTTATTGAAGAGGATTCTGACAACGAGGACGGTACTGTAAAGATTTACAAGAAGTATCTTGATATTCTTGATAAAGAAAATTATGATGTTTTCGTTTGCGACAATAAGATTGTATTTAACTCAAAAGATACTGATACTCATTTGTGCATTGCAACGATTGAGGAAGATGACGATGAGTAATTATTGTTATTCTTATAATAGAAGCAGACTTTAATAGTCTGCTTTTTTGTTTTGAATAAATAAACAAATAATAATTGCAAATGATTAATAGTTTTGAAGAGTTTGTAAACGAATCATGTATACCAGTCAATGAAGCTAAGGATTTTAAGAAATATGACAGTTCAGGAAAACCAATGTTTTGGTTTGCATTTTGGTCTTATTTGAATGACAATGGTCCTGCTAAGAAAAAAGATGTTATGACTGCACTCGGATTGAAACCTACATCTAACGGCGGTTCTCTTACAAAAATGAAAGAAAGAGGAATTATTGATGATGCTCCCGGCAATATGATTGTAGCAATGCCAGAAGAAAATTGGTGTATGAGTGGAAATAGAGCTAAAATTCAACAGATGTATATCGGCATGATGAAAACTGAGTTGAGAGATGCAGAAAAAGATTTGAGCAGTATGAAAGAAAATAAACCTGTGAAGTCTGATAGATTTGAAAGGATGTCTGTTGAAAATCTAGAAAAATACATTGAAGATCTTAGAAATGTATATGACGAACTTTGCGCTCATGTTGGTGAATTAGAGTATTGCCCTGTTAGTTTCTCTAATCATAAATATACTTTTGATAAAGATTATAAAGGTCAAGAAATGCCTAATTGGGCTGATTACAAATAATATTTTGATAAATGAATATATGAAGCAGATTGATAAACAATCTGCTTTTTTTGTTTATAAAATATAACAAAATTACAAATATGACAAAGGAAGAGGAAATCAAAGAACTAGAAAGACAAATAGAAGAATACGATGCAAAAGCAAAAGAATATCATAATCTTGAACAAGGAATTAAATTGACTCTTAATTCTATTTATGGAGCTTTTGGAAATTCGTATTGTTATTTTCATAATGTTGATATTGCTCAGTCAATTACTGCACAAGGAAAGGATGCAATTCTTTACACAGAACGCCTTATCAACAAATATTTTCATGAAGCTTGGCATAAAGACAAGAAGGCTCATAAAGAAATGGGAATTGTTGTAGAAAAACCGTGCAAGAAAGATGTATCAGTATATATTGATACTGATTCTATTTATATGGAATTCAATGAAGTAATGAAAAACTGTAGTGGTTGGGAAGGTACTGAAAAAGAATTTGTGATGAAATTGTATCAAGTTCGTCTTAAATGGTACATTGAAAGAATTCTTCAGAATTATGCAGATCATTTCAATGCCGAAAACTTTTTGGTATTTGAACTTGAAACTATTTCAAAGTCTGCAATTTGGTTGTCAAAAAAGAAATATATCAAAGATTTAATTTGGCATGATCCTGATTTGGACTATGAGTCAGGAACTCATGTTGAATCTAAAGGTATCGAGATTATTCAGTCGTCAACTCCAGTGTTTGCAAGAACTCATCTTCAGGAACTTGCAACATATTTGCTATTGATTGACAATATAAACATAAAAGAGTTTACGAATAAATTGAAATCTATAAAAAGACAGTTCAAACTTGCAAATATAGATGACATTTCATTTTCTAAACGAGTAAACAATTACAAACAATATATTGTAAATGATTATGACAAGTTTGAGTTTGGTTTGAAATGCCCTCCCGGTGTAAAAGCAGCAGGCTATCATAACTATCTTTTGAACAACTCTAAATATCGTGAAAAATATAATCTGATAGGAAACGGCGAAAAGTTAAAAATTTACTATTCAAAAGATCCTCATTGTGAAGTGTTTGCATATAGTCCTGGAGATTTTCCAACAGAGATTGCTCCTGATATAGATTATGACACACAGTTCGAGAAATGCATATTAGATCCGATTAACAGATTTGTAAAGGTTATGGGCTATAAAGAATATGACAAGAACTTATTGTACACGTCTAGTGTATTTTAATAAATAATTAAATAAGTTAAACTATGATAGAAAGTTTTTGCAAATATTGTATTTTGCAAGGTGCTGAGATATTTCCGTTGAATGTGAGCGCAGATGATTCTGCCCATTTAGGTATATGTAATCCTTCTATTTTTGATGATGGAGACAAAGTTTATGTTTCTTTACGAAATGTAAATTATACATTGTTTCAAAACATCAACAAGAGATTTCAGACATTTTATGGAGAAATGTTATATTCTACTCCAGACGATGATGCCCATTTACGAACACGTAATTATTTAGCAGAATATGATTTAGCAACGAATTCAATTAAGTCATACAAGTTGATAGATACGTCTGACTTTGATGTTGAACCTGTATGGGAATTTGTTGGACATGAGGATATTAGACTTGTCAGATGGAATGGAAAATTGTATGCCACAGGCTGCAGAAGAGATGTGAAAGAAACCGGAGAGTCTAGAATGGAGTTGTCTGAAATAGATCCTATAACCGGAAAGGAGTTAAGTAGAGTAAGAATAAAAGCTCCAGGAGACAATACTTCATACTGCGAAAAGAATTGGATGCCAATTTTAGACATGCCATTTCATTATGTGAAATGGACAAATCCAACGGAAGTTGTTAAAGTAGACCCGATTACAGGAGACTGTGAGAGTTTATTTGTTAAAGAGCAGAACAACGATATTATTAATACGCATCGAGCATTGAGAGGAAGTTCTCAGGTTATTCCATATAAAAATGGATATATTGCATTATTGCACGAAGTTGATCTTTATTTAAATGAACTTGAGCGAAAGGAATGTCAATATTATATGAAATGGGTCGTGTTTGATAAAGATTTTAATATAACAGAAACATCAGATGAGTTTAAATTTTTAAATTTTTCTATGGAGTTTACGAATGGATTAATGTATAAAGACAATTATTTTTACATACCATTTGCTATTATGGACAATGTTTCATTTATCATAAAGGTTCCTGAACATATAGTAATGAATTTTATACATAATTATAAAAACGATGAATTTGAATATAAGTATATTGTTCAAAAAGACAATATTTATAGAAAAATATGCCTAGACTCTGACAATGCGGAGGTATGGTTTGAACTTGGAGAAATATTAGAAGAACTTAATCAACATTCTCAAGCCGCAACATGCTATGCAGCTTCATTAGACTTAAGCGCAGATAATATTGATGAAGTATATAAATATGCATATTCTTTGGCCAATTCTTTTTCTAGGATAGGATATAGAGATTTAGTAGAGTTGTCTTTATGGGAGAATTGTATATCTGTAGATTCATCAAGATCCGAGGCTTTTGAAAATATTGCAAGATATTATAAATGGAGAAATAACAAACATTCTGCATATACGTTTGCAAAATTAGCATACGAGTTAAACAATTACAAAAAAACTACACGGTTTTGTACTGTTGATAAAATTTCAAGTGAATTGTTGTATTATGAAATGTGTTATCATTGCAATAATTCTACGGATGCGTATATCAATTTAGTAAATTTACACAATAAGCTAATAGAAAACAATGATGACGATTTTTATATTAATCGTGTAAATAAATTGATTGAAACTATACAAAACAACAAAAACAAAATTAAAAAAATAATATGATTTTGTACAACAGAGGAAATTGGCAAAAAATTGAAAGTGATTCATATATGTTTCAAGACTATGAACAGTTTGCTGATTACTTAAAAAATAACAATATGTTTTTTACTGAAGAAGATGTTTGCAATATAGTTAAAAATAAATTGAAAACATCGGATAATGGAGTTTTTATTGATATTGGTGCAAATGTTGGTGCATATACTATGTATTTGTCTGGAATGTTTTCTCATATATATGCATTTGAGCCTTTGAAACATACATACAATATATTGTGCGGAAATATCGCAATCAATAATCTGTCAGACAAAACAACATTAATAAATGCTTGTTTGATGGACAGTGAAAAAGAGTGTACTATGCACGGATATGATATATTAGGAAGTTTAACTCATATTACATCAGAAGATACAGATATTATAAATGAAAATATAAAAGATCAAATAGGTTATGAATATTCAACCAAGATAACAAGTCATACACTTGATTCTTATAATATTCGTAATGTAAAACTTATTAAAATAGATGTCGAAGGAAACGAACTCAATGTATTGAAAGGTACAACAAATACAATAAAAGAGTCAAATTATCCGATGTTGATAGTAGAGTCTTGGACTGTTAATGAATCTGACACTAATGAAATAAAACAACACAAAGAAAACTTACGAAATGAACTATTTTCTTTTATAAAAAATATGTCATATAAAATTGAAGAAACAAATAATCCAGAAGTGTTTATATGTGAACATGTAAACAAGAATAAAGTAAAAACAATATTTTATTGATGAAGTCTTTAATCAATATATTAAAAAATACAGAAGGATATAAACGTACGGTTTTTAATTGTGAAAAAACATTTTGTTCTAATGTATCGAATCCTACATTGTTTATAGAAGACAATGATACAATATTTCTAAATTTTAGATGTACAGATTATTTAGCGTATGTTTCTAGAAATAAAAAATATACAAAACAAATAAATGGTTGGATTTCAAATGATCCCATATCATCTAATAATTATTTAGGGTATATTGAAAACGAACAATTTTCAAACAACATTAAAAAATTAAATGTTCCACATTATAAAAACGCAAGGTATAATGGTTTAGAGGATGCAATTTTTATAGAATGGGACAATACAAAATACTTATGTGGAACAAGATGCGATATAGATGAAGCTGGAAGATTTTGTATATACGAATTAGACAATTATTATAATGTTGTAGATGAAACAATAATCAATGATGAAAAATACGTTAGTAAATTAGAAAAACATTGGTCACCTGTTGAAGGAATGCCTTTTACTTTTATAAGATGGAGTAATCCTACTGAAATAATTACAATTGACAAAAATACTGGAAATGTTGTAAACCGTATAGTCAAACAAGAATCTGATTTGTGCAAAACAGAAATTAGAGGCAATTGTCAAACTGTAAAATATAAAGAAGGATATTTAAGTATTGTTCATAATAATAAGTTCAATATAACTAAAGCATCCGAGTTTATTCCATCGTATAAACACATGTTTATACAGTATGACAATGATTTCAATATTGTAAAGATAAGTCAACCGTTTGCTTTTGAATTTGATGATATAGAATTTTGTTGTGGATTACAAATCAGAAATAAAAAAGTGTATATTTCATATTCAATATTTGATTCTATACCAGTATTGATAGAATTTGATGAAAAATGCATAGATGATATTTTTAATAGAATAGAAAATACACCAGAAACAACAATCAATAATTTATATGAAATTGGATGTGATTTTCTAAAAAAAGAACAGTTTTGCTCTGCTGCATCATGTTTTTCAAGAATTTTTTCTGATACTGATAACAAAGAATTAGAATACAATTCATTAATGAGATTTTGTATATGTCTGTTGGCAGTAAAATACGGCGGTATAAATTTGTTTTCGGATGATAATATTTTATCGTTTTTAGACGATTTAATGCTTTTAAAAAATGATAAAGCTGAACCACTTTATTTATATTCAATATATCATGGTTTAATTGGAGATTTGAAAAAGAAAGAAATATTTAGAAAACAGTCAACGAAATACCGATTTGAATTGCCCGAAATTAAAAGATACTTGAAAATGTGGTGATAAATTAAACTTTATCACCTTATTTTTTATAAATTAAAACAATAATAATTAAATATATGGCAAAAGAAGATAAAGAATTTTCATTTAGCGATTTGAACAAAGCTATGTCAAAAGTATCATTATACGGAGATACTATGGATAACTCTGATATTTCAACAATTGATGAGTATTTGAATACCGGAAATTATATGTTGAATGCAGCACTTGTAGGTGACATTTTCAAGGGTTATCCAAATAACCGTTCAACTGCACTTGTTGGCCCTTCTGGAACAGGTAAAACGTATCTTATAATGAATGCGTGCAAACAGGCGCAGGACCAAGGATATTATATAGTTTATTATGATTCTGAAAACGCGGTAGACAAATCTTTGCTAAGCAAATTCAAAATTGATTTGACAAAGTTTAGATATGAACCAGTGAATACTGTACAAGAGTTTAGAAGCAATATTACCGCAATGCTTGATACTTTGATTGAGAACAAGGAAAAAGGCTTCAAGATTCCAAAAATTATGGTATGTCTTGATTCTGCTGGTAACCTTGCAACGCAAAAGGAAATTGAGGACGCAAAGTCGAAAGAAGATAAAGCTGATATGACAAGAGCAAAATTGCTTAAGTCAACATTTAGAATTCTTATGACAAAAATGGCACTGTGTCACGTCAATTTTATTTTTTCAAATCACAGCTATAGTTCTCAATCGTTTATTCCAACACAGGTAGCTGGAGGTGGTTGTCTTTCTCCTGAATCTTTGGTATTAATGAGTAATGGAGAATTTAAGGAAATTAAAGATATTAATGAAGGCGATTTTGTTGAAACGCTTGATGGAAAAAAGAAAATATTAAAAACTTGGAAATTAAATAAACCTTCATATAGAATTAAATTTGAAGATGGTTCTGAACTTGTATGTTCGGAAGATCACCGATTTTATACAGGAGACGAAAACGACGATTATTTGGATGATAATAATTGGATATATGCAAAAAATTTAGTTGAGAATGATGAAATATCACAAGTGGTGGTAGAATAATTTTCCCACCACTTAATATATAAAATAAAAATGTTTTATATTTCTAACAAAGATGAATTTAAAGTGTTTGTTCAAAATACGTTCAAAGATTTTAATTTCAATAATATTTCTCATTTTGATGAATTTTATGAATTTTATAAACAAAACAATAAATTTCCAAATAACAAAGCTAAATCCATAGGAATTTGTAAAAAGTTTTTTATGCAATTTAGAAAATCTCCGGCATGCTCGCAAATAACTGTTGATTATTGGAAATCTATGGGGTATTTTGATGAAAATGAAATAAAAAACAAAATATCATGTTTACAAAAACAACGAAGCATTATTTCTGTTGATTATTGGATTAATAATGGATATACAATCGACAATGCAAAAGAAAAAATAAAAAGTATTCAACAAAAAAATTCAACAAAGAGATATTCTAAATATACAAAAGAAGAATTAAAAAATCAATCGGTTTGGTCTAAAGATTATTGGATAAATAAAGGTTATTCAAACGAACAAGCAGAATATGAAGTTCATAAAAGAAACTATGGGTGTAGAGAATTTTGGAGTTCAGACGAGGAATACGATAATATAAAGAAAATAATAGCAAATAAAACTTCATATATAATTAAACACAATCCGGAATTATACAAAGATTTTTTAAATCCTTCGAGTATATCTAAAGAAGAAATTGAGTTTTTTAATAATTTTGATGATAACATTTGTCATAAACAATTTATAATAAATGTATTAAAAAACTCGAAAATCGAAAATACTATTATAAAATACGATGGATATACGAAAACAGAAAATGGAATAATTTTAATAGAATATGATGGATTATATTGGCACAATCAATCGTATGATGATATAAAAGATGATGTAGCATTTGAAGAAAGAAAAGACATATTGGGTATAATACGAGTTTCTGATGAATTTTATAAAAAGAATAAAAATTCTATAAAAATAATAGTACAAAATGGAATTAAAGAAATTAAAAGTGGTAAGTGTAGAAAAATTAAATTCTACTGATTTAATAGATTTGACAGTAGATGATACACAGCATTATATTACAAAAAACGGAGTTATAAATCATAATACTGGTCCAGAGTATGCGGCTTCTATTATTCTGTTTTTGTCAAAAGCAAAACTTAAAGAAGGCACCGAACAAACGGGTATTGTTGTAACAGCAAAAGCAAACAAGAACAGATTTTGCAAGCCGAAGGCAGTCAAATTTCATTTATCATATAACAAAGGAATGAATCCTTATGTTGGACTTGAGGAATATATTTCTTGGGAGAATTGTGGAGTTGAAAGAGGCAAGTTTTTGACTGAAAAAGAATATGAAAAGCTTTCTCCTGCGGAACAAAAGAAATGCTACGAAGATACTTGGGAAGATGAAGACGGTAAACATACACAATATTTCCAACCAAGTTCAACTGGTCGTCAAATATGTTGTCAGCATCTTCATTCTGGTGTTCCTCTTGGAAGATTGTTTACTCCAGACGTATTTTCAGATGAAGTTTTGAAAAGACTTGCTCCTATAATTCACGATGATTTTGCATTTGATGTTGAGGGAGAAGAGTCTGATTTGAATACATTTATAGATGAGCAAGATGGAGAAGAAGATTGATGAATCTAAATTAAAGGTAAAATATATCATCGGGTCCTATAGGGATTCCGATGATTTTCCTACTTATGAAGATGTGCTGTATGAACTTACAAAAGAATTTTGTACAAAAAGCGCAAAAGAACTTAAGTTTACAAATGAATCCCTAAAATTACGCTATTCATTGTCTGATGAAAGCTTTAATTCGATTATAAACACATTGTTAAAGAAAAATATAATTGAAATAACAAACAAAAAGGACGATGTAATAACATACGAAATCAAAATTAACAAATTTGCATGACTACTAATGTAGAACAAGAAAAAATATTTTTTAATTACTTTTTAGTAAATCCTCATTATTTTAATTTAATCAGAAAAACATTTTTTAGCAATGAAGACATTTCTCAACTTTCATCTGTTGCTAAAAAGTTTTATGACAAATTTCACGAATCTCCGTCTAAAGAGCAGATGAAGGCTCTTATGAGAAAGATTGACGAAGATTATGAAATGGAAATAGTTGATGCTGTTTATGATATAAAAATATCAGAATTCGATGCAGTGTGGTTGAAAGAAACAGCAGAAGCGTGGATAACTTGGCAAAATTTTGACAAGCAACTTGTTAAAACTATTGAATATGTAAAAACTCAGAAGGTTACACCAGACAATGTCACAGAAATTGTTGATAAAGCAACTAGAATGATTAGTTCAGATTCAATAGTTTCTTTTGATAATGATTTTGGTCTTGATTTTTTTGCAGCAGAAGATCATAGACAAGATGTTGTAAAACAAATTCCAAGTGGTTATAATTTTATTAATGAAAAACTTGGAGGATACGACCAAAAGACAATGGTTTGCTATATTGGTGCACCAAATGTTGGTAAGTCAATTTTCTTGTGTAACGAAGCAGCAAACTTTGTAAAAAATGGGTACAATGTACTTTTTGTTAGTTGTGAAATGTCTGAACAAAAAGTACTTCGTCGTATAGGTTCTAATCTTTTGAATATTGGTATGGATGAATATGTCAATAAATCAAGAGATGTTGAATTTATCAAAAAGAGATTGAAAAAGGTCGGAAACGGATTAATGCCACACGGTAAGTTGTGGATTAAAGAATATCCTACTTCGACTGCCACACCGTTTGACATAGAATGTTATCTCAAAAAATTCAATGAAACTCATGATTATAAGATAGATGTCGTTGTAGTAGACTATCTTGGTATTATGGCAAGCAATAGAAACAACAGCACAGATAATATGTACTTGAAAAACAAAGTAATAGCAGAAGATTTGCGTGCATTGGCTGTTAAATATGATTTGCTTGTTGTTACTGCTATGCAGATTAATAGAGGTTCTGGTTGGGATAACACTGATATGAAGATGGAGGATATTGCAGAGTCGGCAGGTATTCCAGCAACCGCAGACACAATGCTTGGTATTATTCAGGATGCAATAATGTATACTAATCAAGAGTATTGGTTAAAGATGTTGAAGGTAAGAGACGGTGAAGGAAAAAATAGAAAATGCAAGTTGAAGATAGATTACAACTATATGAGACTTATTGAAACTGATGAAATTATTGATTGACAATGGAAGACAAGATATTTAACAATAGTTATGGAAATGTAGAATTTGATACTGGTGAAATAAAATTTGAATTAGATTCTAGCATTTACAATGAAGTTTATCAGGATTTGAATGATGAACTTGATATGAAAATGATGTATGATGCCTTAGATGAAGTCATACAAGACTCTGAATATATCAAATACAATGAGCCTGATGAAAACGGAGACATACCTAAATTGTCAAAAGAACAAATAAACAAAGTATTTTTGTATGTCATTGGAAAATTAAAACGAAAATATACTGTAGTAGATTTGTTCGTTATCGTTTCTGAGTATTTTGATATATTGCCTACGAAGTTTTACAGTGCTTTGTCAAATCAAACAAAGAACGAACTTATAGATGAACTAGACAAAAGATACAACATATTCAACAAGAAAAAGTATAAAAAATTATTTTAATTTAATGAAAGTTATTAATTTGATTGGTGGTCCTGGTACTGGAAAATCTGTAACAGCAGCTTCTTTATTTGCAAGAATGAAAAGAGAAGGAATAAACTGTGAATATGTAACAGAGTTTGCAAAGGATTTGGTTTGGGGAGAGAGATTTCCAGAAATGAAGGACCAAATTTATATTTTTGGAAAAGGATATCATAAACTGTGGAAGCTTGATGGAAAAGTAGATTATGCAATTCTCGATAGCCCATTAATTTTGTCATTGTATTTTGGACAAAATAAAACAGAATTGTTTAAGCAGTTTGTTCTTGAAACTTTTAATTCATTCAACAATTATAATTTTGTTCTTACGAGAAATTTCAAGTATCAAGTAGAAGGACGAGTAGAAACAGAAGAACAAGCAGACTTTGCCCACAATTCTATTATTAAACTTTTGGACGATAACAATATAAAATATTATACAGTACCAAACTCAGACGAATTTTCAAGAGAGGATTGGATAGAAAAAGTGCTGAAAAATAATTGAAAGAATGAAGATTTGGATGATAAGCGATACACATTTGGGATGTAGAACAAATTCTGTAATGTGGATTGAACTTATTAGAAACTATTTTTACGAGTTTTTTATTCCACTTGTAAAAAAAGAAGCAGATCCTAAAGCAGATGTATTGTATCATTTGGGAGACGTTTTTGACAACAGACAAAGTATCAATATTGCTGTACAAACTTTAGCTATTGAACTTTTTGATGAACTTACAAAATATTTTAGGGAAATTCATATAATAGTCGGAAATCACGATATTATGAAAAAGAATTCAACGGATATAACTTCCGTTGATTGTTTAAAATATATACCTAAAGTAATTGTTCACAAAAAGTCTTCAATTGAACATTATATAATAAACGGCAAAATTGTAAAATGCGCATTTATGCCGTGGCAAGTTGATGAACAAGAAGAATTGGATTTTTTGTCAAAAAAAGCAGATTATTTGTTTTGTCATGCTGAAATCAAAGGACACCAGATGACAAATTCTGTTCACAATGTTGTTGAGGACGGTGTTGAAATCAAGAAGTTTGCTGGCTATAAAAGAGTTTATTCAGGTCATATTCATTACGGACAGCATAAAGCTGGAACAAATATCACGTATGTTGGAAATCCTTATCAAATGACAAGAGGTGATATTTCTAACAAAAAAGGAATATATTGTCTTGATGTAAATAATGACAAGGAAACTTTTTATGAAAATACATATTCTCCAGTTTTTTTGAAATATTACATCAACGAAATTGAAGAAACGACCGTAGAAACACTTTGCAAACAAATAAAAGGCAATTTTGTCGATATATTGGTTCCATCATCTTATATGGGAAAATACGACATAAATAAGTTGGTTGTATTGTGTTCAGAATATGCAAGCAGACTTGATGTTGTCGTGAATGACGATGGTGGTATTGATGATATAGAAGAAATGCAAAGTGATTTCAATATATTCAACATAGCAAAAACTTATATAAGTAATTTGTCATACGACGATGAACTTAAAGAAAAATTAATGAGTTCGTTTACTTCTTTGTATGAGGAGTGTTTAAATGAACAACAAAATATATGAGAATACTTAATTTAGAGTTTAAGAATTTTGCAAGTTACGGAAATACTGTACAAAAACTAAAATTTGAAAAAGACCATAATGATTTGATTTTACTCTCCGGAATAAATGGAAGTGGAAAATCATCAATCTCAAAAGCAATCATATATGCACTTTATGGAAAAGTTGACAATGAAAATTTGAAAGACCTGCCAAATAGAATAAACAATAGTCTTTGGTGCAGATGCTCTTTAGAAAGCAAAGGTTCTCGTATCGAGATTGAAAGAGGCATGTACCCGCATATTTTGAATGTAAAAATAAACGGAGTTGAATATGATGTAGCAGGAAAATCTAATATACAGGATTTTCTTGATACGGAAATATTTGAAATCCCATATAATGTGTTCAAAAATCTTATCATTTTGTCGGTGAATGATTTCAAGTCATTTCTTTCAATGTCACCGTATGACAAGAAACAAATTATAGATAAAATTTTTGGCTTTTCAATATTGAACGATATGAGAAATGTTGTAAAGTCAAAAAGGAGAGACACTGCAGAAATGCTTCGGTTGTGTGAGAAAGAGATTTCATCAATCGATGATTCTATTTTGTCAGTGAATGAAAAAATTGATGACTATAAAATAAAACTTCAACAAAAGTCAAAAGCCGATGGAGATGCTCTCAAAGAACAACTCAGCAAGATTGTCGAAGCAATGCAAAAAGTACAAGACATCTTGGACAAAATTGAAGACAAAGAAGAAACAATTGATGCTAAAATGACAAAAGCTAACAAACAACAGTCGTCATTGAAGTCTGAAATTTTGTCTATAAAAAAGTCTCTTGAATTATACAACAACAAATGCTGTCCGTTGTGTCAAGCACCTTTGGATGATGATTTTCATACAAATATCAAAAACAACTACGAGCATGATCTTGAGCATATAACGCAAGAATACGACAAATGTGTTGAAACAACAAAAAAGATAAAAGAAAAATACAACGAACTTATTGAGAAAAAAGACGAAGTAAAGTCTAAAAAGTCTGCTCTTAAAATAAAGAAAAACAATTTACAAAAAGAGATAGACAGAATAGAAACAAATGAAGTAGAATTGAATGATGATACACTTTTTAGTTTTGAAAGTCTTATCAGTGAATTCAATGAAAAGAAAACAACAAAAGAAGAAGAGCATTCAAAAACAACGATAGAGCAAAATTATCTTGAGATTTTTGAAAGCATATTGTCAGATGAAGGAATAAAATCTCTGGCTTTGAAAAACATACTTCCGCATTTCAACTCAATAATTTCTAAATTGTGTGTAGAACTCAATGTTCCGTATAATGTAAAATTCAATGAAAAGTTTGACTGCATTATAACAGCAATGTCTCAGGAGATAAATGTGAAATCATTAAGTACAGGTGAGAAAAAACGAATAGATTTTGCTGTTATTATTGCATTGTTGAAAATGATTAAGTTGAGATTTCCTACGCTGAATATATTGTTTCTTGATGAAATTTTTTCTTCAATAGATATGGACGGTATAAATAACATAATAAAAGTATTGAGAGACAACATTAAAGAAATGAATATCAATGCTTTTGTTATCAATCACTCTCCTCTTCCGGGAGAATATTTCGACAAGTATATAGAAGTATACAAAGAAGGCGGATTTTCAAAATTGAGAATTGAAAATATTTCTTAAATTTTTTTAATAAATAATTTAATTGAAAAATAATATAAATGAAAGAATTAGTAGATTTATACAATTCTGCAGGAAAGGAATTTCTTGACAATCTTTTCAAGTATTACGTAGTAGTATCAGAAAAGGTCACTGGTACTTCTATCTCGTTTGAAAAGAAAAGTGCAAGAACTATAATATTTTATAAAGGAAACAGAGAAACAAAAATTTCAAAAGTTGAAAGAACTCTCATAAAGTATTACGAGGGTGCAATAAATTATTTAGAGTCAGTTTTAGACACAATTGAAAACGAAGTACCAGAAAATTGGGTATTTTGTTTGCAATATTTTTCAGAAGATACACCATCGGTTGTAGCATACAAAGAAAAACCAAAAAATGGTTTAATGCTTACACATATACAAATATATGATGGCAATAAACTTGTTAAAATCATAGAAGATCCGCGAGTAATCAAAGACTGGGGAGAAATGTTGGACATATCATATTCTACTCCAATATTTCAAGGAAAATTGAGCAGTGAACAGAAAGAAAAGATAAAAGATTTTTTAGAGGTTCCTAAAGAAGAACAACTTGAGCTTTTTAAAACTTCTTCATTAGCAGAATTTATCATAAAGACATTAAATCCACAACTTACAAAATCGGCTTTGCAGACAAACTTGACAGATCCAATAGATTCCATAGTTTTCAAATTTTACAAGCCCGGAGAGACGAAGTCAATATCTGCAAAAATTATAGACCCATATAACATAAATATTTTGCATAAGACAAAACAAGAAAAAATTTCACTAGATACGAACGAAATTTTGTTGTTAGATGTTTTGACATATATTGAACAAAGAGGAATATCAAATATGCGTTTGTTATCTGAAAATCCAGATGAAAAGTATATTGAACTTATTTCTAATTTGTTCAACAATTATATTTTTGCAAGAGGACATGCAATTTCTGGAATTTCTATAGACAGTGCAAAGTTTGTCAAAGGAAACGGTTTTGACTTAAATGTTGAAAATATTAAAAATTCAACAACACGAAAGCTGATAGAAGAAAATCCGGAGTTCAAGAATGTTTACCAAATAATATTAGGCTCTTTCCGCAAGAAAAGAACTGCATCAAATATTATCACTCCATCTGTAGTAGAATCATTCAATAAAGTTGTAGACGAAATAGACAACATAATAAATAAGGAGGATAAAGGATTTAAAACCTTTTTTGACTATCTTAATATACAATCATCTAAACAAGATGGCGGTGACACTAATTAAACTATGATTGATTAAAATAATTTTAATTAAAATGCTAAATTTTTTCAAAGGAATTGTAGATTGGATATCAGAAAAGTTAAATAAAGAAGGCATAAAAAAGACTGTAACTGCAATTTTGTTAGCAGGTTTTATGGTTTTTCTGTTTGCTACATTTGAAAATAGTTTGTTACAAAAGTTTGATGCAGCAAGTGACAGTAGAGCTATAGAGGCAGTTGAAAACCACCAAGATCTTTATCTTGCTTCAAGAGATATGTATGCTCAAGTTAAAAGAATTATGAGAGGTCAGAGACCTGTGACTGGAGCAGATTATATTTTGTTTTTGGAATATCATAACGGTTCTGAAAATATAGCAACTGGTTATCAGTTCTGTAAATTTGATATAACAATAGAAGAGTTGTCTGATACTGTACCTTATATTCAAATAGACAACTTCAAAGATGAAAACTTGTACAAATATGATATTTTATTGTCAGACAGAGTAACAAAATCTAAAATGTCATCTTTTACATTAGAAGAAGTTGCTGGGCTTGACAGAAATTTGATGTTCACTCTTCATCCAAACGATCATACACAGCAAATAGTCTTTTACAATATTCAATACGATGGAATGACAGCAGGAACATTAATGTTCATGTATAAAAAAGATTATGACATTGATTACAGAGCAATAACAAATTGTGCAGCAGACATTGAACATGTGATAATTGATGCAATGGAAAAGCACCAAGAATATCTTGAATATAAAAATCGTAAAAAATAATGAGTCTTTACAACCAAGAATATAATAAAGATAACGTAGTATTACGTTACATTATAGTTGCGACTTTAGCCGAACTAAAGTCGCAAGTATATTATTATAATCTTGTGGATGATAAACGAGTAAAAATAGAAATACCATTTTATTATTCAACAACAGGTGAAGAAAGATTTTTGCAAGACAATTTTTTATACGATACCGTAGATCAAGGAAAAGCAATAGGAGACTATGAAGTTGTTCCTCGCGGTGTTTTGCAAATGCAAGGTTTTTCTATCAATACAGATGAAATGACCAACAAATATACTAATGCAAAATATAGTATATTGTGTAAAGACGGCATCGTTAGAACTCTTATTGCTGAAACTAATTTTATTCCAATCACTTTGAATTTTGATGTAACTATTGTTGTTACTAATATGCTTGAAATGTTGAAAGTTTCAGAGACATTGATGTCAAAATTGTATAAAAACGACATGTTTTATGTTGATTTAGGAATGTGTACAATGATGTCATCTATTTCAATTCCTGAAGATTTTACAGAAGAAAAACCTTTCGAGTTCCAAGTAGATACAAAGAAAGAATATAATATAACATTTTCAATAGAAGTCAAAAGTTTTATTCCCGTGTTTCCTAAAGGAATTGCTTTTAATCATATTGCTGCAATGGTCGACGAATTTGTAAACCTTCATCCAGGAAATTTGAGCGTGTTAATGTTAAGACCTTCATCAAAAGGATCAACAGATGGAGATTTTGAAAATTATAATGGCTTTAGTATTTGTGCAGACGGAATAATTGAAAAATTCTATCTGAATGATCACATGACAGTAGATGTAAATACAGACGGTGAAAAAGTTACTTATATTGAAACTAGTATAGTTGACAGCAAATAAATATATAAAATAAAACAAACTTATAATGATATATAATGTTGGAAGTTCACTTGTTTCTGATATGCCAGTAGATTTTCGAGATATGATTCCTAACGACTTTAAATTGGTTGAACCTAACGATAATCTTCAAGTATTGATAGGACAATATGCAAAGTCTGGAAAAACAATCAGACAAATGTTGGCTATATTTAATATGATGGGAATTTCCTATAACATTGCATTAAACAATGTAATGTTTTATCAATTATATGGTACATTTGGCAAAACTGTAATAGATTATTTCAATGATTATTACAATGGAACTCTTTTGGGACCTACACCAACAGTAAAATGGTATCCTAGATATTAAAAATAAACAAATATAAAATGAATTTTACAACAAAAAGTTTATACAATAACATTTGTGAATGCATTGAAACTCTTAAAAAGTTGAACGAAGACAACAATACGAAATCTTATTCTACAGCAAGTGCACAATCTTTGTTGGAGAATTACACTAAAGCATTGTCAGCAGAAAAAGAAACTCCTCTTTTGAAATACAATGCAGCAAAACAGATTTACGAAAATCTTCGTCAGTATGCAAATATTGAATGCGTTTACAATTTGAGAAACTACATTCTTGAGTCATATAAAGAATATAAAACAAACTTTGATGTTTGCGATATTATCAATAGAACAAACCAAGCAAACGGTGCAATTTATGAGAAATTTGCAAAAGATTTGACTGAAGTTATAGATTCTGACTCAATTGCTTCTGATATCAAAGGAATTGCAAAAGCTAATCCTTGGAGCAACAGTTTGAAATCTTTGGTTGAAAGTATCAATTATGCAAATAAAGATGCTGTTTCAACAAACAATTGCACAGTAAGTTGTGTTTATTCTCCTGTTATTGAAGCTGCTGATGGTATGATTTTCCATCTACACGGAAAAGATTACATTTCAGACGGTAAATCAGTTAAGGAATGTGCAAAAGTAAATGACATTAATTACAATAATGTTCTCAATGGTTTGGCTATCGCAAAAATCAACGGTGATGAAATCAACTTTTATGGAAAATCTAAAGTTTTGAACTTCAATACTAAAGAAGGTTCAGTTAAACTTGGAACTTTGGATTTGTCAGAGTCAAATAGCTATGAAATCAAAGATGCTATTTTGATGAATCAATTGTATGACTACAGAGATTTGTATAAAGCAGATGTTGTAGCTAAATTCTTTGAGTCGTACGATTGCCTTAAGAAGTTCAGCAAAATCACTGATATTTCTTCTAACAACTTCAACAATTTGTTCTTGACAGTTATCGCTGTAGAGGAAGGTTACTATGTAAACAAAGTAAACGGCGGAATGTCATTGAATACTTTGGAGAAAATTGATACAGCTTCACAACTTGTTGAATGTGCAAAATCTTTTATCAATTATGATATGACAAATGTTCTTGTTGAAAATCTTGTAGAAGAAGGAAACAAACAAGCAGCAATAAATAAGAAACGTGATGAAATCAATTCAACAATTGAACATTACGAGCAGCAGAAACAAAGAGTACAAGAAGCTATCAAAAAACTTGGAAATTCACCTGAGTTGAATGAAGCACTGAACATTTTGACAGAAGAAATTCGTAAAAATGAAAAAGAACTTCAAAAAACTTACGAGTCAAAACAAGACGAATTTGTTGAAGCTACTATAACTTCTCCTGTTGCTGGTTTGAAAAAAGGTGATAAAGTAATGGTTAAAGCTCTCGACTATACAACAAAAGGCAACGACGAAGAAGTAGAGATAGAGAATGGTGGAAAGAAAATGATGATGGTTAAAAAGTTTCTTGAAGTAAAAATTTAATTGAAGTCATGATTAAAAATTCGATGAATTTATAAACGAGGCAGTCAAATTTGATGTTAGAAAACTTGCAGAATTTGACAAAGATTATATGGGAGATGCATATCAACATTATATAAATAAAAAAGATTGCACAATGAATGATTGGGCAGAAGCAGGATTGCAATGGGTACAAGACGAGTTAGACAACGGAAACTTGTCAAATGACAAGTACAAAAAAGCAGTTCATCATTACAAATATTTTGAATATGAATTGATAGAATTTTAACATTTAGCGGAACATTTTGTTCCGCTTTTTTATTAAACTTTTTCACATATTTTTATATTATAATTATATAATTGTTATATTTTCTAAAATTATGTGAAAATGAATGGGACGTAAAAGACAGTATTTGAATAATGCTGATTTGTATGATGAAATAGTTAAATCAAAAGAACAAGATGAACTAACACCAAAAGCATTAGAATTTTTGATGCTGCTTGCAGAAAAGGTAAGTAAGAAATTATATTATCAAAGCAAAGAGGATGAAGAAGATTGTATAGCGACAGCTAAAATGGATTTGTGGCAATACTGGAGAAGTTTTGATCCAACAAAAGGAACTAATGCTTTTGCGTATTATACAGAAATTGCAAAAAAAGGTTTGGCAAAAGGGTGGAAGAAACTTCATCCTGAAAAGTACAAAGGAACACTTTTCTTGAACTCTACAAACAACGGCGATGGAATTTACTCAATTTAAGCTCGGTTTATACCGGGCTTTTTTAATGTAAATAAATAAACAAATATATTATAATATGATTAAAAATTTTGATGAGTTCTTAAATGAATCTTCAAACAATGATATAGAAACTTACATAGAACAAAACAGAGCAACAACTTTTTTAGAAGATGGATTGTTTAATCCTACTATAAACACGGATGGAACAATAAATGTTGATGGTGTAAGATTTCAGAATGAAAATTGGAAAGAATTTCCAAAATTCATAAAATTCAAAGAATGTAAAGGAGATTTTATAATCAAGAATTGCGCATTAACTAAGCTTAACGGACCTGTAAAAGTAGATGGAAAAGTTGAAATTTCAGACAGTGATATAGTTTCATTAGAAAATGGCCCAATTTCTGTTATGGGAGATTTTTATGTATATAAAAACAGAAAGTTGAACAATATAAAAGGATTTCCAAAAGAAATAGACGGAAATATTGATTTTGGAGACAATGGAAAGAGTTTTACAAAAGAAGAAATATTAAAAATTTGCAAAATTAACGACAAAAAGAAAATAAGAGTCGACTAATGCATATAAAGGATGTAAAGCCTACAGCAAAATCTGGATTTCATCAAGGATATTATACTCCTGTAAACACAAATAAATATACAGGAAGTGGTCCAATTATATACAGAAGTAGTTGGGAAAGAAAATTTTGTCAATGGTGTGATTTTAATGATGAAGTTGTGTTGTGGTCATCCGAGCCGTTCCAAGTACGATATTACAATTTATTAGACAAAAGTTATCATACTTACTATCCTGATTTTTATGTAAAACTTGTAAGAGGTGACAAAGTTGAAGAATATGTCGTTGAAGTAAAACCTGATGCACAACTTAGAAAACCAGAACCTCCAAAAAGAAGAACACAAAAAGCAATGGAGTCTTACAAATGGGCTTACGAAACTTTTGTAAGAAATTATTGCAAAATAGAAGCAGTAAAAGAGTTTGCAAAACAGAGAAACTATAAAGTGATGCTTCTTACCGAAAATTCCAAATTGTTTTAATGTCAAAAGAAAATACTATAGAAACGAACCTAAGTTCCTACGTGAGAAGTAATTTTAATCCAAATATTGCTTCTAGAAAAGCAGAAGCTGAAATTTTTAATGAGGGTTCTTCAAAAGGACAGGTCTTTGAAAGAGGAAAAATGTATGTATTGTTGTATCAGACACCGGATGAACCATTTTATGATCAGATGCCTGTTGTGATAAGTTTGGGATGGATTGACTCAACACATTTTCTCGGACTTAACATGCATTATATTGACTATTACAATAGACTTAAATTATGTAAGATTATAATAAAAGCATATTTGCCTCAAATTGAACAACAAATAGAAAAACAATACGGTAAAGTTGCAAAACAAGCACAATTGATGAACTTTACGTATGACTCTATTTCTGATATTTTTATAAAGAAAATGGGATTGCAAAATGCTGTACATTGCTATAGACTTGATAGAATAAAAAGAATTGTTTGCTTGCCGTATGAAAAATGGCATTTAGGAATAGTACATAATGAAAACCACTTTTTTGGAGGTACTATAAAAGATGCACAAAACCAAACATTTCAGTCAATGAAACAAGTCAACACCAAGGCAAAATTACGCAAAAATAAATAAATTATACAAAAGATAATTTATGGCTGGATTTACAACTAGATTTGGAGTATTGTCTAACGAGAATGTTTTGTCTAAAGCATTGAAGAATTTGAGTAGTTTAGGAATGAATTACGATGATATGGTTATCCGTAATTCGAGAGCTATAGGTGCAACAGAAGCTGAACTTGGCTATCAGCAAAATCCTATGGGATTCTTGAACGATGACATGTATTCATTGTTTGCTTCGTTGTCGTTGACTGATACTACACTTAAAAAGAATATATCATTTTTTGATAAAAATTATGTAAAGAAAAGAGAAGAATTAAGAAATTTTGCAACACAAGACGAGATTGAAGATATTCTTGATATTGTTTCAGACGAATCTATTGTGTACGACGAAACAGGAAACTTTTCTTATTTTACATACAAAGGTGAATTGAAAGAAGACCTTCTAGATGAATGTGAAGAAGAATACAACAAGTTGATGATATACCTCGGATTCGACGACGGCATGCAAGCTTGGACATATTATAGAAAATGGCTCATTGACGGATTTTTGGCATTTGAAATAATCTATAATGACGACCAAAATGAAATAATAGGTTTCAAGGAATTGGATCCGTGTTCGTTGATGCCAGCCGTTGACGACAAGACAAACAAAAAGATTTGGATTCAATACAAAGATGATAGAGTAAAACAGAGAATATTGTTTGACTCTCAAATTATTTACATATCTTATTCACAAGCAAATTCAGCGCAAAGAGTTTCTTATGTAGAACGTCTTATACGTTCATTCAATTTGTTGAGAATTATGGAAACGACCCGTATTATTTGGGCAGTTAACAATTCATCATTCAAGACAAAATTTATTATTCCAGTTGGAGGACAATCAAAAAACAGAAGTAAGCAGTCACTTGCAACTTTGATGAACAACTATCATGAAGTTGTTGATTTCGATTTCGAGTCTGGTACGTTAAAGACAAACGGAAAACCGATGATGCAGTTCTCTAAAGAATATTGGCTTCCTTCAAAAGACGGAGACAGTCCAGAAATTGAAACTCTCGGTGGCGACGGTCCAGACATTTCAGATACTGAAGCATTGAAATATTTTGGTGACAAATTGAAAAAGGCTTCTAAGATTCCGTTTACAAGATTTGACACAGAAGGCAGTACTGTGTTTGAAATGGATGCAACTTCTACACTTCGTGAAGAAATAAAGTTTTCAAAATTTGTAGATAGACTTCGTTCAATATTCAAAGAAATTTGGATGAAACCTCTTTATATTCAAATGTGTCTTAAACATCCAGAACTTTCAAACGATTTTATGTTTAGGAACGGAATAGGATGCAAATATGTAAAAGACAATATATTTGAAGAATTAAAAGAAATGGAGCTTTCAACTAAACGTGCTGAATATATTGCAACTTTGAAAGACAATTATGTTGAACAAGATGAAGAAATGAATGATATTCCATACTTTGATTTGGAATATTTGATTGAGCAAAACGGTGGATTTACACCTGCATTCTTGGAAGGAAACAGACAAGCAAAAGAAAAAAAGAAACTTGAAAAAGAAGGATATAAACCTGAAGACATTGAAAAAATACTGAAAGGTGCAGACAAGTCTCAATTCAAGCCTAAGAAAGAAGAAGGTGAAGGTGAAGTCGAAGAAGATCCGCTTGCAGGTTTAGGAATTTAATTTGAATAAATATATTATAAAATTATAAAGTAAAAAGTAATAAATATATAAAATAAAATATTTGCAATGGCAGATAAAACGCTTCTTATATTAGAACGCTCAGGTGAAAACCTTAATTATACAAAAGATAATGGTTCCATTATACTTTCTGGTGTTTTTACTGAAATTGGAGTAAAAAATAAAAACAACAGAATTTATGAAGAAGCTGAAGTTTTGCCTCATATAAACGAACTTCAGGAAAAAATAAAAACACATTCTTTGTTGGGTGAATTAGATCATCCAAAAGAATTTGACATTTCTTTGTCAAATGTGAGCCACGTTATTGAAAGTTTGGAATACAATAAAGAAACAAAACAAGTTATTGGTAAAATCAGACTTCTTAATACTGCTAAGGGTAGAGATGCTCAGGCACTTGTAGAGGATGGAATTCCTTTGCATATTTCAAGCCGTGCTGCGGGTACAGTAGATCCACAAAGCGGAAAAGTAAAAATCAAAAAGATGTTTACTTACGATTTGGTTGCAGATCCAGGTTTTGCAAATGCTGAGCTTAAAAGAGTCAATGAGAACTACGGATTCGACAATGACGACTCTTTGTTTATTTATGACATTTCAGAAAATGTAACAGAAAAAAATATAACTAACGAAAATATGAATAATGAATTTGTAAAATCTGAGGACTTTCAGAAATATACAGAATACGTAAACGGTGTCTTAGAGCAATTCAAAAAGAAAGCAGAATCTGTAAACGAGGGTGCCGACAACGAAAAAGTTGAAAAACTTATCAAATATGCTGAAACAATAGCAGAGCAAGTTAACAAGATTGAGAATTATTCTAACTATCTTGCTGAAAAACTTGACAAGACTATTTCATATACCAACTATCTTGCAGAGAACAGCAACAGTATTGTAGCTTACGCTGACTACTTGGCAGAAGAACTTAACAATACAAATTCCGCAGACGAGAATGTTAAAGAGCATATTGAAAATCTTACTAAATATGCTAATTATCTTGCAGAGAACGTTGATAACGCTATCAAGTACAGCAACTATCTCGGTGAGAATTTGGACAACTCAATCAAGTACAGCAACTATCTCGGTGAGAATTTGGACAACTCAATCAAGTACAGCAACTATCTCGGTGAGAATGTAAACAATGCAATCAAATATGCAGAATATTTGAAAGAGCACGTTGAAAACGGTATCAAATACAGCGAATACATCAAAGAGCATGTTGAGAACGGATTGACAATGAACGAATCTGTAACAGATAAACTCAACAATCTTATCAAATATGCAGAATATCTTGGTGAAAATCTTGACACTTCTATCCAATTCAGCGATTATATCAAAGAGAATGTAGAAGCATTGCAAGAAGGCAAAGTAAACGAAAACAACAATAACGCAACAACAGTAGATGACAAGATTTCTAAACTTATAGCAATTGCTGAGTCTAATGCAAACGGTGGATTTACTTTCATGAACCTTTTGAGCAAGGACAAGAAAGAACAGTTTAAAACTTTGACTGCAGATAAGCAAGCTCGCATAATTGAGTCTATGAACAAAGGTCTTATCACAAGTACTGCTCAAGCAGATGCAATCTACGAAGCAGCATTGACACCAACCCAACAGCCTAAGACTTTCGAGGAAATGATTCCTGAGAAATACAAAGCAAAATGGGATGCACTCAACGATCAGAGAAAACTTCAGATTATTGCAGAAAGCAAGTTCTATCCTATGAACAACGATTATCAGATTAACAATTTCTGGGCAACAAGAGATCTTCGTTCATACGCCGTAAACCCTGTATACCAACAGAAAACTACTGCAGTAAACGAAAGCACTAAAGTTGACGACAATACAATAGGAACTGTTTCTGAAGAGTTCAAACAGAGCTTGATTAACAGAGTTCGTATGAATATGGGAAAATAAGAATTTTACAAGTTCAATTATAATTAAAGCCGGTAAAAAGCCGGCTTTTTTAAAATAGAAATAAATATGGAATTTATACAATTGTTTGAAGATTTTGTATATGAAGCTTCCGGAGAAGTTCAAACTTTGCATTTCAAAGACATATATTCATATTTGTTGTTTCAATGTGAATACTGTGGACAGATATCTGACGGAAAATATGAAAATAGTAGACCTAATAATCATTATAAATGGTTGTGGAATACAGAAGAAGTTATAGATGGTAAAGAATATTACGAAGGAGGTTCACATCATGCTATAGAATATAAATTTGGAAGTTGGGATGGTTATATTATGAAATCGTTAAAAGGGCAGAAATTTAATTACGATTGGACTGCACGAGATTATTACATGTGTAAACTTGCAAGTGTATTATCAACGTCTGTTGTTAAAGGAATAGTTGATGCAGAGTGTCATTCTTTTGAAAGTATAGCTGAAACATGGGGAAAAGCTGTGATGGATGGAAAAAGTTATAATGAAATGATTGAGTCAAATCCATTTTACAGAAAATTTTCACGATACGCATCAGTATTATCAAGTATAGACAATGAACAAATATACAATAAATTTGCTTCATCAAAGTATGATATTACAGACTTTATTTCTGCAAGAGAATCTGCAGAAAGAACAATGAATACTCTTGGCTAATAAAATATAATATTTTTTAAATAAAATGCAACTTTTTTATCAAAAGTTGCATTTTTTATTTTTTGCTTTAATATATAATATAAATTAACTGTTTATAACTAAGAAGAAAAAAGTTTGACAGAGAAACAAACAACGAAAATAAAAATTAAGAAATTTATGTTTGCTAATCAATTAATAAATGAAGCTGAAGTTCTTAATACCTGGAGTCCTATTATTGAAAGCGCTACGGGTGTTACTGACAAGAACAAACTTCAGTGGATGTCAAAGTACTGCCACTTCCATAACTTGGCAGAACAGACCGGTATGGTCAACGAATCTGTTTACAACACAGTTCACCTCAATCCTAACATGAACCTTCAGGCAATGGGTGATGTCACTCTTCCTGGTCAGCCTGGTACACTTAACCAATTTGCAAACCAGCAGACCGGTTCTGGTGACAGACCTTTCTCATTGCTTCCTTTGGCAATGCAGGTTGCAGCTCAGACCATTGGTCTTGATCTTGTTCCTGTTATCCCAATGCAGGGTCCTCTTGGTGTTTTGACATATTTGGACTATGTTTACGGTGGTGGTCGTGAAGCTGCTATCGGCGGTTTGAATGGTAAAGCTGCTCCTCTTATTGTTAAAGTTCTTTTGACAAATTCAGAGTCTGGTAGCGGTGCTGGTGACGGTACTGTAAAACCTGAGGATATCGCTCAGTACAAAGCTGGTGACAAAATCACTCTTGGTGAAGATTACCTTTTGACTTATGTTGGTAAATCTCGTCTTGATGGTTATCAGATCTTCCGTGTACAGGCTAACGACGGTACAGGTAACTTTGTTCAGGGTTCTGAAAATGCAAGCAAAGCTCTTTACGAATACATCTACAAAGGTGCTACAGTAGACGGTCATACTTGCGGTTCTAACCTTGAATTGGTTAAAGCTCTTGAAGATCATATCCCTGGCTTCTCAGGTGCTGCATTTGCAATGAACGACCAAGGTCGTGGTGCTTCAGAACATGATTATCAAGGAAACGGCATTTCAATGGAAGGTAATCTCGACCATAACGGAAATGCATTCGCAATTGATATTGACGATTTGGATCCTTACGAAAGAGGTTATGGTGAGTCTACACCAGACAACATCATGGGTCTTTCATTGTTCAACAAGTCAGTATCTGCTAAGACCTATCAGGTTGCAGCTGCTGTAACTCGTGAACAGATCCAGGATCTTAAACAGTTTGGCATTGACGCTGTTGCTCAAATCGAGTCAGTTTTGACAAACGAGTTGACACAGAACATCAACAAACTCATCCTTAACAGATTGTTCAGACTTGGTACTACTAACGTACGTAACCTTTACAGAGTTAATGGTATTCACTTCAACACCAAGTTCGTTAACGCTCTTGGCGGAAATGAAACAACATTCATCGGTAAAGATAACACCAACAAACCTGTTATCCTTCCTACAGCACAGGTTGTTGTAAACGGTGGTGGTGAAACTCAAGGTACTTTGCAACGTAGACTTTTGACTAAAGTTCTTGCATGCTCCAACATGATTGCACAACGTGGTCGTAGAGGACCTGCTACTTTCGCAGTTTGCTCAGGTAAAATCTCAACCGCTTTGCAGGATTGCGCTGGCTTCGTTGCTTACCCAATGATGAACACTATCAACCAGAACGGTGGTAGCTTGTATCCTGTTGGCACAATCGCTGGTGTAACTATCTACACTGATCCTAACATGGACTGGACAGACGATAGAATCCTTATCGGTCGTAAAGGTAATGGTCAGGAACCTGGTTTGGTATTCATGCCTTACTTGATGGCTGAAAGCGTTGAAACTATCGCTGAAGGTACTATGGCTCCTAAACTTGCTGTTAAATCAAGATTCGGTCTTGTCGAGGCTGGTTTCCATCCTGAGACAATGTACATGGTAATCAAGGTTGAATGCGGTGACGGTGTATCTCTCATCTAATCTTTGAAAAATAAGAACTCTAAATAGCAAAGGAACTCAGAAATGAGTTCCTTTTTGTTTGATAAATATATTATAAATTATTTTAAATATATGATAAAATCTTTTGATGAGTTTTTGATTACTGAAAAACGTTTTGTTGAAATAGATCCAGAACAAATTCCTTATGACAAAGCAAGACCAAAGGACACTATTCAGGTTGAATATGACTTGGGTCGTGGAATAATGACAGATTATTATATTGCAAGAGGAAGCAATGAATGGATGAAATCTGGAATTGCTCCAAACACAACAATAAATAAAGGAAATATAATAAAAGAAATAAAAGACAAACAAGTCAATAATTCTTTGGTTTCTGTAAAAATCAATTTTTAAAAATGATAAAGAATTTTGATGAATTTATAACAGAGGGACAGGTATTAGAACAAGAAGCTTATCGTATTCAATTAAGTGATCTTAGCAATGAAGATTTGGAAAAAGCAAAAAAGGAATGTCCAAAACTTCTGCAAACAAATATCAATCTTTCATTGGCATACGTATCTTATGAAGATATAGACAGTAATAGTATTTTTGTTTATATTCCATATAAAGGTAAATATACACTTTCCGCTAAAAAAACTATCAAGTCATATAAAACTCTTTCTGAAAACGATTTAGAGTTTGTAAATCTTCAAGGATATAATAAAACATTGCCTACGTCAATAGCTGAACGTGAACAAGTAATAAAACTTGCATGTATAGTAATCAATTCTATATCTTAACTATGATAAAGACGTTTGAACAATATTTAGTAGAAGGTGCATGGGGATACGGCTCATTAGATAATGATTATGTTCTTGATGATAGAGACGAATTGCTCAAAAACTTTATTGATGCAACATTGAAAAAATGTGAAGAAAACAATAGAGGAGACGGCAATTCTGCTTGGAAAACATTGGGTCTTATTGATAGTTTGACAACAATGTTGAGATCTATTGGTCAGATGCGAATATTTTGTAGAGATACAAATATGATTGAATTGTATCAAGAAGCAATAGATATTTGTAATTCAGATGAAAAATTTATAAATGACTGGAGAGAACCTAATGCAATGAGAGCTGCATTAGATTACGCAGAACATAAGTTAAAAGCATATAAATCAATAATGGATTCCGAATTAGGAGTTCCTGTTGAAAATAATCGTTTACTTGACGAATAAAATAAAATATATATAATATAAAATAATATAATCAAAAATATATGTATACATTTGAAAAGTTTAAGGAAACCAAATATGTATTGGAGTCTATAAATGTTGATTTGCTAAATAATTTGTTCTTTTTAGCAGAAAATAAGCTTATTGAAAAAACCGTAAAAGAAACAAAAATAAACGAAGCACAAGAAGCAACAGCAAACGACTGGTTAACTAATCCAAAAGGAACAGCAAAAGCAGCTATAAAAGACATTCCTATTATAGGTGGTTTATTTAATGCTGCTACTAATGGAAGTGCAGAAAAAGAAGCAAAACAAGCTTCTGAAAAATGGAAAAAGGCTTATACTGCACAAGAAGGTGCTATAATGAAGTTATATATTTTGTCAGATAAAGCTAAAGAAAATGGAAAAGGAAAAGATCCAAAAGATATAAGAGACGATGAAGCAAAGATTAAAGAAAGATATAAAACACTAATCGATGGTGCTAATACTGAATGGGATGATGCAATTTCTGACATAGAAGACAATCAAACATTAAAAGATAAACTTACAAAAGAAAAGAAAGTTATCCAAGCACAAGTAAAAGCAGAAACAGCAGAAGCTTTGTTAAAAAAGAACAAAGAAATTGCGATGAAGCACCTCGGTTATTCTGAGGATCAGATTGAAGGATTTAAGAAAACTGCAAAAGAAGGAATAGATGATATTAAAGATATAGAAAGTAAAGCAGAAGAAACAAATACCGATCCAGAAAAAGACATGGCAACTGCTCAGAAACAGAAAGCAGAAGAACTTAAAAAGAAATATAAAGAAAACGGTGATGTATTAGCAACTTTGGCCGACCTTAAACAAAAAGGTGGAAAGTATAGAGATGAAGAAGCTGAAGAACAACACAAAAAACTTGGTAAATATCAGTCTGCATTAACTTCATATATATCAGGAATAGGAAGTAAAGCTGATGAATGGGATGGTCCAAATCATGGAAAACCAGAAGGATTTGATGAGTTAGAAGCAGAAGTTAATCAAATAAAATCAAAAGACAAACTTATTGTAAAGGGTGAAGGCGAAGGAAACGATAACACTGAAAAAGAAGAAACGATAAAAGCTGCCGAAGAAGAATACAAAAAAGTTAAAAATAACAAGCCTACCTCTAAAGCTAGAATAACTGCGTATATTAATTTATTGAAAGCAAAAGGAGGAAATGAAGATAAAGTTAAAGAACTTGAAGATACTTTGAAAAACGGTGAAACTCCAGAAGGTGAAAAATTGACCGAATCTTTGATTGCTGCGCTTGAAAGTATTTTGTTTGAATAATTAAAATAATAAATAGAAAAATGTTAAATTACAATGATTTTATATTAAGCGAATCTTTTGAACAAGAACTTGATAATCTTACTTTGAATGAAGATCTTTTTCATCCAATGAAGACTAAACGTATTAAAAAAGCTTTAAAAGATTATCAGAAAGCAAAAGTTGAAATTGCTAGAGAAGAAATTACAACTAAACAAAAAATGGAAAAGGTTGATGATCCAGAAGCTAAAGAGAAAATCAAAACTGCAATGTCTAGAAAAAAAGAAGCTCAACAAGAACTTATAGATCAGACACAGCAAACTCTCGATGCAAACGCAACAACCGACAGCCTTAAAGACCTTGCTTCTTACGGTAAAGCACAAGCAGACCAACAGGCATTGAAAATTAGAATCAAAGCTGAGGAAAATGATGCCAAGAAAGCTGAACTTCAAGACACAATGCAAAAAGTTGCAGCAAAAGCAAAAGAAATGAAAGATTCATTAGACAAACGTATAAAAGGCGATAAGGCAAAACAAGACGAGGAAGACAAAAAGAATAAAGGAGAGGGTCAAGAGAATAATAACAATACAGAAAACAACGAAAATAAGTAAGTTGTTATTATACAAATATGCAAAGCAGTACTTCGGTACTGCTTTTTTGTTTTAATAAATATTGTATATGGGAACAGTTAAAACTATAAAAGTAAAAGGAAGAAGAGGAACATACGATGCAATTTTTATGTTAGGACTTACCGCATTTGATAAAGGTGTCTTAGAGTCTTGTAAGTTTTTGAATTATTTGAGAACACAGGACCCTGAAATCAAAATAAAGGCTGTTGAAGCGATTTTTAAAATTATAAGATACAACAAAGATTATGATTATAGAAAAAATGAGTATTTGTGGAATCCTTACAAAAACTCATTGACTTCAAAAAATGAACTTCTCAGGGACACCTCATCAGTAAAATGGAATTGTGCAGTATGTGGAGCACCTATATATGCAAAAACCAACAATTTTAGGCCAGAAAACTTTTTGTGCAATGAATGCAAAACTAAAAAACACAATAAATTGATTGACAGAAGAATTGTTGAAGCATCTAAACAATTTACAGACTATTGCAAATATGTATTGTTGAGAGAACAAAAGAAGTTTTTCAATTATATAAAATTGAAAACAAGAAATAAGAAACAAGAATGAGAATATTACCATATACAGAATTTTTGTTTGAAGGAGAATATCAGAATTTCAGTGAACGCAAAAAGGAACTTGTGTCATACCTGAAAAACAAAAATTACAAAAACTATATACAGACATTGAATGACATGCTAAAAGATCCGAAACTTCGTGCTCTGATAGAAGACGGTTTCGGTGGTGAATTTGGTGATATTCAGTTAGAATTTTCCGAAAAAGTTATAGATGTTGATAGCTTAGATCCTACACAGAATGAAATAGGACTTACACAGTCGCTTGATTATGGATTAAAATCTACAAAAAACTTTACAAAATACTTTGAGCCGTTTGTAGAAATAAAGCACCCATTAGTCACATTGAATGGAAGATATGTAATAGACGGTCACCATCGTTGGAGTGAAATTATGTGTTTCAATCCAAAAGCAAAAGTTGTGTGCATAAATTACGATGGAAATATTACTCCTATTGAAATGCTGAAAATAACTCAAGGAGCTATTGCAGCAACAAGAGGAAAAATAGAGTCTCATGAAAAACACGGTGAAAATCTATACACTATGAAAAAGTTTGATATAAAGAAATATATTGAACAAAACTTAAGTGACGATGTTGTTTTGGCATTTAAAACAAGAGACAATGGAACATTTGTTGACAGAAGTGATGTAGTTGATTATATAACAAATAATACGATAAATTTAGTAAAAAATCATCCTTTGTTAAACAATGCTCCCAATAGAGGCCTTATGCCACAGACATCAGATGAAACCGACAAGCTTAGCAAACCTCTGCAAAACATGAGAGACAACAAAATGACTGAAATTCCCGGTAATAAATAATAAAATATCACAAAGATATGATAAAACTTTTTGAAGAATTTGTAAAAACAGAGTTGTTGACTGAAGCACCGCGTCCTCTTGCTGGTGGAGAAGATGGAGTTATTGTGTTTGATATAGACGACACTTTGTTGAGAGCAGATTCTTCAGATTTTTATATTTACAAAAAAGTTAATGGAAAGGAGATAAAACTTACAACAGACGAGTTTGCAAAAGATCCTGATACAGCAGATCCTGAAAAACTTTACACTTTATTTGACTATAGAGATTGTTCAAACCCTATAAAAGTATACAATAGTATTATTAAAGGAACTCCTCTCCTTAGAAATCTGAGAATTCTTGATGATTATGTCAATGCAGGCTATGATTTTTGTTTTTTGACAGCAAGACAACATGAAGAAGTTGTCAAAAAGGCAATAGACAGTTTTCTGAAAGTCAGAAAGAATGGTGTACTTGAACCGATAGGAGATGCATTCAATAAAACACTTTCTCATGCAGTTAATGATACAGTGAAAAAGTACCCTGGAAAGACTGACGCTGAAAAGAAAGCAAATGTCCTGATTGATATTTGCAGAACTCATGATAAAGTTGTGTTCGTCGATGATGACAGAAAAAATGTAAATTTGGCAATCAATCTGAATATGCCAAATCTCAAAGTCATAAAAGCTTGGGAATAAAAAATAACAGAAAATGATACAGAATTTTGACGAATTTGTAAATGAAGCTGAAGTCAAAAGAAATAAAGTTATAGCTTCAAACGGCACAACATGCAGTGCATTAATAAAATATTGTAACAAAAATGGAGAGCTCGCTGAAGCTATGAACAATCTTATAAAAGCTCACCATTTCGTTGAAGAAGTAGAAGATTATACACAAAAACTTGCAGCATTTAAATTTCAGTCAGCTGTAAGAGAGACCGATTTGCCAAACTGCAAAGTATTACTGTATGAAGCTCGTAAAGATGCTTTAAACGATTTGCAAGATTTTATAGCAGAACCTGCAAGAATGTTACAGTATGATGTATATAGAGACGGTGTTCAAAAGAAAGAAAACACTAAAGTATGCGATTTTATACTATTGAGTGAAAAACCTGCAAAAGATTTAAATTTATAATAAACCTTTTTAATTAAAATTATAAAATAAAAATAACAAAATAAATTAATTTAAATTAAAGAAAAGATGAAAAAGATTTTAGGTATTTTTATGATGGCTATTTGCTTGATGTTTGCATCTTGCAATTCTTGCCAGAGAAGTGAAAAGGACGCTATGACATACAATGTCACTGGTGTTGATGTCGAGGAGGCTATTATGCTTGACAATGAAGCAATGACAGCTCGTTTCGGCGAAGATTATCGTTGGCTCGAGAGTCAGATTGACGCAACAAATTGGATGGACGAGACCGATACTTTTGATGTAAAGGGTGTTGCTAACATTTTTGCTGCATTGATTGACTCTAACACGATGATGGTTTATATGTATCTTCATACACAAGATACTTTTGTATGTGACTCTACTCAGGGACTTTGGGTTGGTGATGAGCCAATGAATGAGTTCAATCCTATGCTTGTAAACTTTGCATGTGCATACAACAAAATGATGGAAGCAAATATTGTTAAACCTCACAGCCGTCATTGTGTACTTCGCAAGGAAGTTGGTCCTATTGAGAAAGAACCTCTTTACATTTTTGGAAACCAGGACGCTCAGGTTTACGTTTCAACAAAAGATGGTAGCGTAACTGCAACTAATCCTGTTTTTCCTGCTGACTCAAATGAGGCACCTGCTAACAACGATTCTATTCTTGAGGCATTGGGTTATGCTTTCAGCTGGTAATTAACAAAAATTTAATCATATCGAAATAGAGGTAATGAAAATTGCCTCTATTTTTATTTTTAACAAACTTTTAACATTTTATATCAAAATTTTTTGTATATTTGTATTGAAAAAATAAAATAAAGAAAATGAAAAAGTTTGTTATTTTTGTATGCTTGTTTTTCGTGTCGTTTGCAGGCTACACTCAACAAAACGAAACGACTCTAGATAACATAGAATATGCCTCTAGCAATATCGGCGGTTTTGTATTTGGGAATTATTGTTTTCAAGACAAAAGTATGTTAGAGGGTATTTCTGTATCTCTAATGATATATCAAAATATTGTATATGATTTGCGATTTCGTGGATCTATTACAATGACAATGTTTACTGCTCCAGAGAATGATCCGTCACTTTCTGTCGGTATAGGATTAGAATATCCATTGTACAAAAGTTTTTATTGTTATGCAGAGACTTTTCCGTCTGTGAATGTTCGCGGTGTAGGACACCAAGTATACGGAGACTATATGGCTGTGTATTTTCCAGTAGATTTGGGTATTGGATATGTTTTGTTTGACAAAAACAACCATAGCATTTATATAGAGACATTTGTTGAAAAAGAATTTACAGCATATTATGAACTTGCTGAAATGAAACGAAACGGAGTAAGTGTTGGAATTACTTTAGGATATTCTTATACATTTGTTAAAGATATTCGTTAATATATACAATATAAAACAGTATAACAATGATTAAACAGTTTAATGAATTCGTAAATGAATCTGCCGAGTATGAAAATTTTGATGCTAAAAAGTGTCAAGAACTCATCGAAGACAAATTGAAAATAAAAGCAAACAGCGTACTTGTAGACAAAGATGACAAATTTGTGAAAAGTGCATATATCTATATAAACTATACAAAGCCGGAAGACTATCCTAATGGTCTTGTTGTGAACTCCTGCAGATTTATCTTTGTATTGCATTTTTCAGGAAATTCTCTTGAATTTCATTCTTCTCCTCACGTATGGTTGAGTCCTTATGATCGTGAACACGATTTCAAATATCTTGCAATGCGAAGCGCAACTGATATGGGAAAGGAGTGCGGTGTAGCAAAATTCAGAAAATCTAAATTCAAGGACGAAGATGACGTTGCAAACAAAATCACGAAATATGTGAATTCTATAATGGATATAGTCAACATCTATACAGGCGGATATCCGTATCATAAAAGTGAACTGACTGTGTCACTTAAAGATGCATATAAAAAGTAATGACAAAAACAAAACTAACAAAGCAAGGATTAAACTTCCTTGCTTTTTTGTTTATAACAAATATAGTAAAATTGAAAGAAATGAAGAATTTAGAAAATTTATTGTTTACTGAAAAGTATCGTCCTAAGACACTTGAGGATTTGATTGTTCCACAAAGAATTAGAGAAAAATTTGAAAAAGGTGTAAATACTAATTTGCTCCTTGCTGGATCTGCTGGTATTGGTAAGACAACAACCGCAAAGGCGCTTGTAAATCAGTTCGGTCATCCTTATCTGTATATCAATGCATCAGTAGATACAGGTATTGATATTATTCGTAACCGTATAACTGACTTTTGTACAACTCGTTCTTTGACTGGAGACAATTCAAAGTTGAAGATTGTTATTCTTGATGAGGTTGATGGTGTGTCTGATGCGTTCTTCAAAGGACTTCGTGCAAGTATGGATCAGTTTGCAAAGAACACTCGTTTTATTGCAACTTGTAATTATATCAACAAAATTCCTGAACCAATTCAGTCTCGTTTTGAAGTAATTGACTTCAACTTTACAAAGATTGAGGAAACCGAAATCAAAAAGGAATATATCAAGAGAATTCTTCAGATTTGCAAACAAGAGGAAATTAAGATTGACAAATATGCAGCCGTTGAGATTGTAAAAAGAAAGTTTCCTGACTTGAGAAGTATTCTAAATATGCTTCAGGGTTATAAAAATGAAGGATTGGACGAAATTACAGTTGACAATATAAAACAACACGCAAGTGTATATAAAGACGTTTATGACTTGATTTTTGATGGGTCAGATCCTGTTAAGAACTACCAGTATCTTGTCAGCAATTACTCGAGCAAAGTTGATGACATTTTGGCAGCACTTGGAACTGAATTTATCAACTATATCATCACAGACAAAGAAGAGTATCAGAAGTTTATTCCACAGATAAGTATTTTGGTTGCAAAATATCAATCACAAAGAAATACCGTGATTGATGAAGTCATAACTCTTCTTGCTTGTGTTTATGAAATTCAAACAACGATTTTATGAAAGCAGCACTTTTAGTAGATGGAAATTTTATCACATATAGAACAGTATCAGTAGTTCAACCAAATGAAGACACTAAAATAAGAGTAGATTCAAAAGAAGATATGGCAATGTTCATCAGAAAAATTGCCATAGATTTTTGTTCTCAGGTACGTTTATTTGACGGACTGTTTGATACAGTTGTATGGACAATTGATAAGAAATCTTGGAGAAAAACATATTTTCCTGAAGCAGAGTACAAAGCAAACAGAGTAATTGATGAAACTATAAACTGGGAAAATGTTTCTACCGTTCGCGATGAGTTTCTTGACATCATGAAACGGAACGGAGTTCTTGTTTCGGTCGTAGAAGGAGCCGAGGGAGATGATCTTATATATGAATGGTCTAAATATTATCGCAGCAAAAGAAAACCTTCGATTATATTGTCAGGAGACAAGGACTTAAATCAACTTGTTCACTTTGATGAAAATTCTTATTGTGTACAATATTCTCCAATAACAAGCAAACTATACTGCGCACCCGGATTTGAACAATGGTTGAAAAGTGCAGCAGATGATGAGAAGAAAGTTGACATTTTCAACGTAACACGTCCTTCTAAGTCAGCAGACAAAATGCTCTTGAATGATATTGTTAGACAAAAGCAATTGACTACAGTTGAGGTTCCGGTGTTAGATTTCATTTTCAAGAAAGTTTTGATTGGAGATGCAGGTGACAACGTGAAACCAGCATTCAACTACACAAAACCGAACAAAAGTGGAAAAGTAATTAACCACGGAATTTCAGAAGGAAAGGCAGAAAAAATCGTTGAGGAATACAAGCAAAGTGATGAGCTGAACGTGGAAGATTTGTATGGAAATGAGCAAACTAAAAAACTTGCTGATATAACATACAAAACAATGAAAGCAGAAGGAATTATGGCAGCTTCTCAAATTGCACAAAACATCAAGATGAATGCAACTTTGGTGGCCTTAAATGATTTGTCTATTCCTGACAAAGTAGTTGATGCAATAAAAGCAGACATTATAGACAACGATGGAAACAGACACAATTTGAACTTTCAGAATTTGACTATTATGCAAAATCTTCTTAAGAATACAGAATACATAAGTGATAATTATGTACAAGTAAAAGCAAATGTATTCAAAGGAGAAAAGATTGACGAGAACGATACTAGTTTCATTAAAAAGAAACAAACTAAACTCTTTTAAGGAATATAATTTATATGAAGCTATTCGATTATATAAATGTAATATTTGATGCTAACAACGCAAAATGGGAGGAAGTTTCTGAGTTAGATATGGCAAGAAATGCATTTATGCTCAACAGATTGATGAGTATAAAGTTTCCTGTGCAAGCACAAATGCTGAATATAATGAAAATTTCTCCAGTAGGACAAGCGCAAGCTTGGAGAAATATTGCAAAACAGTTTAAAAGAACTCCCGGTTTCATTTATACAAAAACAAAAAACATGTCTTCAGACAAAACAAAAAAATTGAATGAAGATGCTGTTGCAATGTATATGAAAATGAATGAAATCGGAGAAAAGGAATTTAAAGATACATACAAATTCAATCAAAAAGAGGTTGAAAAAGCATTAGATATTTTAGAAAAAACATATTTCTCGAAAAAATGACAACGGACTTTTCAGAGATTTGTATAAATCTCACAACAGGACTTACATATATTCTTTATCCTCATGACAAGTATGACAATATGTTGTGCAAAGCAATGAAGTCGTACAACAAAATCAGTAGAAAGAACAATTACAGCTATACAATACAAGAGTTTCATACGGTTCTCGGAATGAGTCCTGAAATTATTTCGATGATAAAGGATTTAGAGATTTCTGAAAATGAAGATGAACTAATACAAATAAACAGTATAATTTTTCTTTATTCGATTTTGGACACTTATCCCAATTTGAAGAAAATTAATTTTGCATTTTCAGAAGATGAGTTCGACAGGATAACAAAGGATGAAATTGGAAACAAAGAAGATGTATTCAATTTTCAGATTTTTATAACTGATATAGTTTTTGATGCTTCTACATTTTTCTCGAGAGAAATGATAGAGATTGTGAACAAGGAACTTATAAAGGCTGGAAAAATTTCAAATTCTTATTTGAACAGATCTGCATATATCAATTTGAAATGGAAAGATTTGAGTGAAATTTTTGCAATTATAGGAGCAGACAAAATTGACGGGCAGGATGCAGAATATTATGCGCAGTTTGTTGCTTCATTGACTGCATTTTTTGGAGAGAAAGCGGAAGAAACAAATGTTCTTTATATAACAGACTATTTAGTTTATTGATTTTTATTATGATAATTGTTGAGAGCACTTCTTAGAGTGCTCTTTTTTGTTTTCAATAAATAATTAAATAGATGAACTAATGACTATAAACCAAAGTACATCAAAAGAGGGCGAAGCTTTACTTGTACAATTTAGCAATCCTTGGCTGCTTGTTCAAAAGATTTTAAGCTGTAAATTTAGTATAATCATAGAAAAAGAAGTCGAAAAAGAAGCCGAAAAAGTTGAGTGGATAAAAGTATCTGATAAAGAAACTGAAGATTTGTATTATTATAAAGAGTTTAGATGGAGTATAGATGGATTTTCGTTTACAGATTTTATTTGGTGTGGTGACAATTATGTAAATTTATTAAATCTTCAACCGCCTAAAGATAAACTATTTTTTCTACAACTTAGACTTACACAAATAGGAGAATTAGAAAAACATAGATTAACAGCAGAAACTCTTGATTTACAAATTTTGCAAAACAACAATGAATTTTGTGTAAATGACCAAGTCACTTGTTGTGATGCAAATTCTATTGTGCAAGGGTTTGTTTTCAACAATTGTTGTGGTGAAACATTTAATCCATACAATTTGGGCAATACGAATGTATTATATCAACAACTGTGCGGTGTTATCTCAAATATGTTCGGTTTTTGCGTCGGTTACTATAAAGTTGATCCAGACCAAAAAAGTCGCGATGTCATTTTAAAGGAATATTCACTTTATAATGTTTCACAGTACGATACTGTAAAAATATTGATACCTGACAATCAACTTCCTTCCAGAGATATACAATACAACCCTTTAATGTTAGACTTCCCTGCACAGTTTGAAGTTCATATAGTCAAATCTTCATTTGAACAAGTTTTTGGAAAAGGTGCAAGACCTATGCAACACGACTATTTGTATTTTGAACAATATATGAATAGGGTGTATGAAGTTGATGCAGTAGCCCAACCAGATGATGTCATTTTTGGTTCTGCTTATTGGAGAGTATCACTTGTACCATACCAGAAACGTACTGCGGTTGGTTATGACAATGCCGAAGATCTTAAGATACAGACAGAAGATATTGTTTCCAGCATCGAAGATGTATTCAAAGAAGAACGTGAAATTGAATATGATGACACAAGAAAACCAAACCAATACAAAACAATAGGTACACTTTCTGATGACTATGTCCGTACTTATTTGCACAAACAGTTGAAAATTGAACCAATATCGGTACACAACGGCTATACTGTAATTTCAAAATATTGTTACGATTTGAGAAGTATACCTGCAAATGATCTTGCTGTAAAATATAGAGAAGGAACTGCTTTCCAGAAATCTCAGTATGGATATGTAAACGGTGCAATTTCTTTCTTTATAAATCTGCAAACAAAACCAGCTCCAAAAACTATACTAAAATTCAAAGAAGGAAACGGATACTTTATAACAGCAGATATTCCGTTAGACAAAATGGAAAAATTACGTTATGAGTCTTTGCAAAAATACGATTATTTGAAAATTGATAGAAGATTGTACTGCATTAAGAATGTTGAAACAAAAAACAATCAAATAATCGTTGAACTAACAACAAACTTGCATGCGGAATTGAAAGATTTTGTAGCTATAAAACAAATACAAAAGACTGATGTATTAGTATACGATGACAATTTCAAAGTTAGTGTAAGTGGAAAAAGCATAGAAATTGAATACAATGGAAAATCTTATACAAGCAATTTTGCTTTCGAGAATGATAACTGGTATATATTCGTGATAAACTACAATGAACTTGCACATCAATTCAGTATATTTGTATATCAAGAAAAAGACAATAAACTGCAGAAAGTATACAAAAACACTTGGAACGATGCAACAATAAGTGAAGACACTACCGGAGAATGGAAACTTTACGGAAGCGAATGCAAGTTTACGAATTTTAGAGTTTGGAAAGCTCCAATAGAAGAAGATGAACAACTTTCTGTATTGCAGCAATATGTTGTCAACGATACTCATTTGACTACATTAGTAGACAATGCTACACCTGAACTATTGTTGCAAAAAACGAAATAGAGTCAAATTATTGCATTATAAATAAAATAAATACAACTATGATACAAGATTACGAACAATATATTACAGAGTCACGCACCAATCCTACTTTTATAGCAAAACAAGTAAAAGATTGGACAATGGAAATACTCAATGAGATGTATGCAAATGCAAGATTAGAAGATTTTCAAACAATTAAAAATATATTGTACTTGGACTTCAACGTGGTATGCATGAATATGAAAAAGTGTTTCCAGATGATAAAGAAGTTTTAGACGAAATAAAGGATACAATACAAAAATTGAGTTAATATGATACAGAAGTTTGACGAATTTGAAACAAACGAAAGTATAAGAGGACTGTTTGCTACGAGTGCTCAATATATTCCATCTAATCCTAAGCATAAGTTTTTGTATAACTCGTTTATAAATTGGTTTAAAGGAATGAGAGAAAAATATGATGAGGATTTGATTATCAACATGATTGCTAGTGCAGAAGAAGATATTGAATATGGAGAAGTATAAATAAATAAAATAAACAAAAATATGAGTTATATTAAATTATTTGAACAGTATGCAAGTGAACAGCAAGGAATAAACGAAGCAAGAAAGTTAGCTAAACAGTTTGCTTCTGCAATGAAATTGGATATTGTAGATAGTCCTGAACTTGTCGGGTTGATGAATCCTGAATATGGATTTATGGATTTTGGTGCTGAAGAAGATGGAAGTTTTATGGCACAATTTGTTATTAATTTTGAACCAACAGGTTGGGAGGAAAGTTGGTATCTTGCTGTATATCCAGAAGAAAAGAAATTCACATTGGCGACAGATGCATTTTCTGTACTTATGAAAGGCAAAAATCTTGAAATAATTGAAGACGATGGTTGGGAATGCTTATATACATTAGCAGAATGGAAAAAAATCAATACCGATGACTTGCATGCTTTCATGAATGATCCAGAAGGAAATAACTAAATTATTATAATTTTGCAACATAGCAGGACAAAATAGTCCTGCTTTTTTTGTTATTAATAAATAATATATATTATATAATATATTTTATGACAAAAGAAGATTTTAAAAATAGCTCACTTGGTGATTTGTTGGATGATTTGCCTGATGCAGTTCCAGGAGTTGATGAAACTCCAGAATTGCACAAAGTTCGTGTAGACAATTCATCGGCAAAAAGAATTGAGCAAAACAGAGAAAAAGCATCAAAGACTATTGATAAAATGCTTAAGTTTTATCTGAAAGAAGATATCATAGACCGAAATGAATATGTAAAAGCTAAAGCAGAAATTGACAAGATGTCACTGAGTATGCTTTTGACTCAAATGGAAAATTCTGAAAAAGCTATAACTTCACTTATGGATCAGATAGGTGAAGGCGATGTTGCGCCTCGTTTGTATGAAGTATTATCTGAATTGCAACGTACGCAGTTAGATATAATCAAAACTCAAACAATGTATATTGTTGCTGTTGAAGAAAATGTTAAGAAAGTGGCAAGGGAAATTGAAATTTATGAGATGCAGAAAGAACTTGAAGAAGGCCATGAAGGAGAAAATACAGAAGGAAAATCGTTACGTGCAAGAGGTGCAAGAGAACTTATGCAAGCTGTTCAAAGTTCAATGAACAGATATTATGAAAATGCCGATAAAGAAGAAGAGGAATATGAACATAAAGATGCTCCAGATTATATCAACTATATCGAAAGTAGTGATGACGGAACAGATGAATTTATAGACGAATAAAAATTAAATTATGAAGAATATATTAGTATTATCATTTATGCACGAAGATCCTTTGATATTAAAGGAATTTGAGCTACTTAAAGAGCACTATAACAAGATTATAGATTATTTTTGTTTTCCTATAAAATATTATGGAGTAAGAGCAACTGAAGAAGGAGAAACAAGAATTGATAAAGAAAATCAAATTATATGGCTGCATACTGACAATATTAAAGAATACGATAAAAGTCTTATTTGCAAAGTTATAGATTGTTTTAAATTTATTGAAGAAAGTGATATAGAATATGACGTAATTATAAAAGGTAATACTTCTAGTTATTTAAATTTAATTATATTAAACAATCTTATACAAAAAGATACAGAAAATGCCATATACACAGGTCAAATAGTATGTATGAAAAATAGTAGTATAATGAATTTCTTTGTAAGAGGAAATTGTATTTGTATGTATCATAATCATATTCACGATATAATAACAGCTGATGTAGAATCTACGGAAAATAAAATACTTGAGGAACTGCGAGATTTTGATAGACAAATACTTGAAAAAGCAGATGATGTGATTATTTCAAAAATACTAATAAATAATAATAATTTATATGTAAAAAAATGTGGACACGTAGCATTTGATAATGCAACAAACATAATACATCCAATACATAAAATTGAAGATGTGTTAAAGGTTGGTGTAATTTGTTGTAAAATGTATAATATATCTGATAAGAAAACATCTTTGTACACGAAAGATAATTTAGAATATATGTGTCCAGATATTGTGCTTTTGAAAATGATAATAAATTTTGCAGAAGATCATTATCTTATTGACATAAATCAAAACACGGTAGATGCAGTATATTATTGTTAAATTTTTATGATACAACATGAATTTAATTGAATTATGAAGAATATGATAATATTGTCGTTTTTATATGAAGATGCTTTATGTTTAAAGGAATTTGAATTATTAAAAGAGCATTACAACAAAATTATACACTATTGGTGTTTTCCTATGAAATACTACGGTGTTCGAGCAACTACTGAAGGAGAAACACGGATAGATGAAGAAAATCAAATTATATGGTTACATACCGGTGATATCGAAAAATATGATAAAGAACTTACTTATAAAGTTTACGATTGCTTTAAGTTTATAGAAAATTCAAATATTGAATATGATGCAATTATAAAAACTAATACATCATTTATAATAAATTTACAGCAAGCAAATTATTTTACTCAACAGTGGGATACTGAAAACAATGTAATTACAGGAATTTCTTATGAATACGAAATAGAAAATCCATTTGAAAGGTTTACAGTATATAGAGGAAATTTTGCAGTATTTGGAAAAAACATTGTACAAAATATTGTATCTGGATTTAATATAAGTGAAATTCCATTATATATACCGTTATTATATGATGATACATATTTTTCGTATTATTTAAAAAATAAAATCAATATTCTTACATTAGGACAACTTGCAATTACTCATCAATATGATCTTGCACCATACAACACAATTCAAAATATTGATTCATTTTTTGAAGTAGCGGGAGTATGTATAAAAATATATGAAAAATTTACTCATAATGATAAGTATAAAAACTATACAGAGTTTGATTTTAATTATCGGTGTGCAGATCTAACTATTATGAAGTTGTTTATAAATTATATAGAGTCAACCCTTATTCATAAAAGAAACGAAACAATACTTACGAGATTTGTATATGATAGAACTTAATAATAAATATGTTTTATTGAAAGAAATAAAACCCGACAACATAACTAAAAGCGGAATTTATATTACACCTATAAAATGGAATAGAAAATTTTCAGTTGTAGATTCTGCATCTGAACTCGTTTCCGCTGGAATGACAGTTTTTGTAGAAATAGGAAAAGGAACAGATATAAAAATAGACAACGAAGAATATTTTTTATATCGTGATGAAAATATAATGGCAATCGTAGAAGATGGCGATAAGTAAAATGATAAAGTCTTCTGGCTACGAACTTGAAATTCAGAAGCAAGAAACAACAGAGGTTTGGAATTCAAAACGAGTACAAGAAGCTTTGGATGCCATAGATAATGGTATTCCACTGAAGTCTAGTCCGTTTTATATGAAAAACGTAAACCTGAGAAAACCAAATCTTGTTTATGACTATACACAATGGGAAGCGGATGAAATAGCAAAATGCGCAAATGATATTTGTTATTTTGCAGATACTTATTGTATGGTTATGACCGATGATGGTGTACGTAAAATTAAATTGCGTGACTATCAGAGAGCAATGTTAAGACACTATGCAAATAACAGATTTTCAATATGCTTAGCCGCCAGACAAATAGGAAAGACAATATGTTCATCAATTTTCATTGCTTGGTATTCTCTTTTCAATTTTGACAAAAACGTAATGATTGTTTCTAACAAAGGAGAAACAACAAAAGAGATTATAGATAAAGGAAAAGTCATTTTTGAAAACTTGCCATTTTTCTTAAAACCTGGAATTCTCAAATGGGATGTCATGTCTGAAAAATTTGACAACGGATGCCGTGTTGTAGGACAAAATACAACAAAAAGAACTGGTATTTCGTTCACTATTCATTTGCTTTTTCTTGACGAGTTTGCTCACGTAGATCCTGCTTTTATCAATCCATTTTATGAAAACTTGTACCCTACTTTGTCGTCATCTAAAATATCGAGAATTATAATTACGTCAACACCAAACGGAATGAACAAATTCTTTGATATTTACACAGCAGCAGAAAATGGAGAAAACGATTATGGAGCATTTCGTGTTGATTGGTGGGAGGTTCCCGGCCGAGATGATGCGTGGTATAGACAAGAACTTAAAAACCTTGGTTCAATTGAAGCATTCAATAGGCAGTATGGAAATAGTTTTCTTGATGAAAATGAATTGCTTCTGTCGTCCGATACATTAAAATTTCTTGAAAAGTCTAAAATAAAATTTGTTCATCACGACTTTTCAATTCTTGATGATTACGAAGTCAAATATGACAATCTTTTATGGGATCCTAGATTTGATGTTGATACTATAAGAGATGACAACAGATATTATTTGTTCAGTATTGATATTTCAGAAGGTGCAGGCGGAGATGATCCTGACTTTTCCGTTATCAACATTTTTAAACTGCAGCCTTTGCCTAAAAAATGGATAGAAAAAACAAACTCAACAAATGTTTATGACTATTTTGGGTTGAGACAAATTGGAAGATTGCACGACAAAGAATTGACAGTAAGTCAACTTGCACAAATTGCATATCTTTTGACGCATCACGTCTTTGATATAGAACACGTTAAAATTCTTATTGAATGGAATTTGTTTGGTTCGGAGTTGATGAAAGACATGTCAACTTGTTTTCCTGTCATAAACGATTTTGATGAAAGTGCAGTTTTGAGATTTAAGCATAGAAAAGAAGCAAAAGTTCCAGAGTACGGACTTAAAGTCAAAAATGACAATAAAGTAATTTTCTGTCAAAACTTCAAATTATTGACAGCAAAACACCGTATTGAAATTGTAGACAAAGACACTGTTCTAGAAGCAAAAACTTTTGGAAAAGTCAAAAATAGTTTCAAAGCACAAGTCGGTCACGATGACTTGATGATGAGTAGTGTAAATGCATCAAACTTCTTTGAAACAGTAGAATATGCAGATTTTGTTGAAGAATATCTTGATAAGATTACTCCAGAAACATATAATCTGATTATGCAAAAAATGGATTTGCAGGGAGGAATGAATGAAGACTTGAACAATTATGACATATATTCGCTTCTTGAAAATAAATAAAGCAATGAAAATAGACAAACGACTCATATTACTGTTTGAACAATCACAGAATATGGTTAATGAATTAACCAGCTTTTGTAGCAAAATGAATACAAAATATTATGTAAATGAAGGCGGTTGTATATGGCTGGCTTACATAATAGCACAATATCTGGAAGAAAAACAAATAAACTATAATGTCATAAAATACTATGATGAATATGATAAATTGTTTCATATTTCATTAGTTGTTTTCGGACAAATTATAAATCCGGCAATGGACGCATACAACGGATATACAAAAGCAGAAACAATGACAAGCAAAGAATTAAAAAAGGAAAATACAAAAAACGAAGATGCGCGGTCTTTTTTGTGGAAACAAAAGTACAAAACTGAAATAATAAAAGAATTTAATTCTCTTAAAGAACTTTTTAATAAATAATAAAAATAGGGTTTATGATAAAGAAATTCGATGAGTTCATAAACGAGAGTTTGGGCGATAATATCAAAAATCTAATTGCAAAATTTAAACGTACTGCAAAAGAAGACACTGACAAGAATGCAAAAACTATGGAGGACGCTCGCTTGGCTTTTTATTCTATGACAAAAAATAGTCAAGGCCTTGTGTCTGCAGCTGAAGCAATTCACCTCATTAAAGACATTCGTATGAAGTTTGATGATTTTGACTATATGTTCGGTTCAGGCGCAGATGACACTCACGGTTTTATTCAAGGATTTCTTGACTATGGTTGGATGAACTCTAGAGGTTACTTGAGACAAGACCCATTTGGCGAAAGTTCTTGTGATACGGCTTTCAACCGCTGTATGGAACAAACTAACGACCGTGGTATAGGACTTTCATGTCTCGGAAGATTTTTTTATGGTTGGAGTTTTGCAAAGGAGCTTAACTTAAAAATAAGTTCTCACTGGGTTGTTGATTGGACTTCTTCTGATCCATTCAAAATAGTCGAAGACACAAAGAAAACGATTTTTTAATATGATAAAGAAATTTGACGATTTTGAAGTAAACGAGTCATTGAAACCACCAGATAAAAATTATTTGGAAGAGAATGGACTCAGAAATTTTTGGATTCCTGATACCGAACAAAAACTTCATAAATATGAAACTGCATTGAATGATATAATGAATGCAAACCGTGCAGGAGCTTATGTCCAAGATACACTTCTTAAAATAGGAGATATTGTAAAATGTGAATATAGCAACGGCGTAGTTTTATTTGGACAAGTTAAAGAGTTTGCTTGCACTTTTGAAGGAAGACTTTTTCCAATTTTATTTGAATGCAAAAAAGACTTAACTCCAAAGAAAACAATAATGTCAGCAACGTGGCTAGAAAAAAATATGTTGAAAATAACAAAATACAATAATTAATATTTTGAATTTATACAAGTTGTGCAGCAAGTATATTATACTTGCTGCTTTTGTTTAAAAATATAATATATTTTGTTAAATTTTTCTATTAATTGAATAAATAATAAAAAATAACACAATAATATGGCGTTAGATAAAGAATTAATTAATCTCAAAGCTGCTGGTGTTTATCGTTTTGAGGAAGACAGAAGTCAAATAATTGACATGCCCGTTTCTCAGACACGTCTTTTGATGGGATTTTCTAAAAAAGGTCCGTTCAATACTCCAGTATATGTAAGAGATACAAAACAGTTCAAAGATATTTTTGGTGATATCGACAGAACACTTGAGAAAAAAGGAAGCTATTTCCATAGAAGCTGTTTGACTGCATTGCTCACTGGTCCTATTTATGTAATGAATATGCTCAAGTTGAATGATACAGATCCTTGTACGGAACAAGAATATGAAGAAGAAAAAACTGATCTTGATGAGGTTGGATTTATTCAGATGTCAACTGCTGCAAACGTACAGAATGGTGAATTCAAAAAAGCATTGTATTCCGGAATGTTCAATACAGATAAATTCTGGTATGCAGATTCTGAAGCATTCTTCAACAATATTCATACAATTTATTCGTTCGATGATGAAATAGATACAGCTTATTATCAGTTAGATGAAAGTTATAATCCAAATGACTATCACGAAGAAGAATTAAATGGACTTTTGAACTTTACAAACATTTCAAAGAAACCTATTTCTATAATCGTTAAAAAGTCTGACAATGCACAATCTTACAATTTGACTGCTCTTGACTGGTACGGTTCAACAGAAGTTCCTGCTTTCTTAAGTAAAGACTCTTTGATAAGCGACTTCTTTGTAGATGTATACGTTATCAGTGGTAATTTTGGTGCTGATTTGAATGATGAAAATGGTCCTTATGCAAGATTTGCAACAGATCCTATTTATCAGAGATATTTTGATAAACAAAAAGGTCTTAAACGTAAATTTAAAGAAACTGACACAACAGATACAGCATTTACTGCTTTCATAAACGAGTCTGAAGTTTCAACAGTTGCAATTTATACAGGTTGTTTGATACCTAACTTTGTTGACAAGTTTGGCAACAACGTTTATATTGAAAAGGTTATCAACAATAATGTAGATCAGATTGGTTTGCTTTGCTCTGTAAACGAAAACTTGTTCGACAACGATGAATATATGGATGGTATTGTTGGCGGTCTTGATTTGATTGGTCATACTATTTGGGATGAAAACGGTAATTCAAAAGACGTTCATGTAAAAATGTTGTCATACGATGTTGACTTCACAAAAGGAAGTGGCAGCGGAAACGGAAACGATGAATTTGGATATTATGAATATAAAAAAGAAACAGATGAAAGCATTATCAAGAAACTTCGTGAAGAAGCTAAGTTGACGTCTATAGAAAACAACATGGTCTTTATAAAAAGAAATCTAACAGGACTTTCTGGTAAAGAAAAACTTGCAAAAGTTGAATTCTATTCAAACGTCAAAGTTGGCAATTATATGATAGGTACTCCTGTTTGGAAAGATTTGGATGGACAAGATGACGAAGACTCCGATGAATGGAATCCAAGACTTACAAGAATCAATGCTGTTAGAAACATTGTGTTGCATTCAGCAAACAGCGGAAGCGGTACAGGAAAAGATGAGACTTACATGCTTGTAATCTGCCAATCTGAAATAAAAGATCTAAACGGTTCAGTTAGAGTAGTTGACACAATTGATACACTTTCTACTAATTTGCATGTATTCACTTTGAATGGATTTAAACTTAAGAAATCTGTTCATATTCCCGACGGTTCTAACTCGCGTCAAAATGAAATAATTGATTACGTACTTGGCGACGCAGTTGATTCTCATATCGCAAAAGGACTTCAGTCAAGAGACATTATAACTTTCCGTTATATTGTTGATACCTTCGGTCTTGGACTTGAAACTAACTGCAAATGGAAATTTGCATCACTTTGTAAGAAGAGACAGTCTGCATTTGCTATTTTGAATGCTCCTGCAGCAAAAGATTTCAGAAACAGCATAGATCCTTCATTCAAAGACGGTTCTGCTCTTTCATCTTTGTATATTTCACAAGGCGGTAATTTGAGCAAGAATCCTTCTTGGTTGTTCTCACTTCCAACAATTGAGCAAGGTGCATCTTGGTGCGGTTACTACTTTCCATACATCACTGTAAGAGATCTAGGCAAGAACATACAAGTTCCTCCTGCTGCTTATGTTTCTAACAACTTTATGGAGAAATATGTAAATGATCATCCTTGGTCACTTGTTGCTGGTACAAGACGTGGTATCATTTCAGGTAGTGGAGTTGTTGGTGTTGAAATGTCAATCGATGACGATGATCGTGCAAACCTTGAGCCATTTGGCTTCAACTGTATTGTTTGGAAGAAAAACGTCGGTCCTGTCATCTTTGCAAACAAAACTGCACAGCAGACACCAAAATCTGCATTAAGTTCAATTCACGTAAGAGAAGCTGTTATTTATATTCAAGATGGCGTTGAAAACATATTGAAACATTATTTGTTCGAAGCAAACACTGCTCAAACAAGACTTGAAATCAAGACTTTGGTAGACAACTTCTTGAAATCTGTCCAAGCAAATGATGGTATATATGATTTCAAAACTGTCATGAACGAGTCTAATAATACTCCAGAAGTAATTGACAACAATATGGGTGTTCTTGATATGTATATTGAGCCTGTCAAGGGTATGGAAATCATCGCTCAAAGACTTCACATACTTAAGACCGGTGCAATATCAACAGGTGAAATCTAATAAATTGTCTTATAATATTGACAAATAAAAAAGCCAGATCTAATCAATCTGGCTTTATTTATATTTTTTGTTCTTAAGTTTTATACAAATTTTATATTTCAATTTTTGGATTCTGTTTAATTAATAAATAAAATAAACGGCAAATATTATGGGATGCAACTGTGGAAAGAAAAGAACAAGAACAAACAGTGATGGTTTAAATACTGTCAAAAAAGGAACTATGGGTTCAAGGATTAAAAAAATTTGGAAATTGTCTGAAACCAATAGTATTGTGATTAAAAAAGTGGATAATAAATAAATATATAAATTGAGAAATAACTCAAAACAAAAATAATTTTAAGAATATGGGTGGATTACCACATTACAATAATTCTAGAGCAGCTGTAAACAAATTTGAACCGGTAACTCAAAATATGTTTGAAGTTACTTTGTTTACTCCAGATGGTGACGATGCAGGATTGCTTCTTGAACATATAGTAAAAATATCTGGTCTTAACTTAGATCAGAATTGGGAACAAATTGAACAAAAGTATAAATATGCAAAAAGAACGTATGCAGGTGTTCCAGATGAAACCGGTATTGATGTAACTATAGATTTTACATTGAACTTGAACGATGCAAATGAAAACTATGTCTATAATGCAATAAGACGTTGGAGAAACCGCGTATGGAATCCTCTTACTGGAGAAATGGGACTTAAACGCGATTATTGTGGATCTGCTTTGGTTGTGATGCACAATAGAGTAGGTGACGTTTATAGAAGAATTGTTTTGAAAGATATATGGCCAAAAGGTGATGGATGGCAAACAGAATTAGACTATAGTGCTGGAGATCCTGTTACTTTGTCGCTTACTTGGAGATGCGATCACTGGGACGATGATTCTCTTGGTCTTTAATTTGAAATCTTCTTTCTTTCATAGTTTAACTTTTTTGTTTGGGCACCGTTTTGACGGTGCCTTTTTTATGAAATTTTTGTAAATTTTTAGATAATATATAATATATAATATAAATAATAATATAAATGATAATATTCGCGACGAAAAATAAAAAGAACAATAAAGTTTTTGTCGGATATTCTTTAAATGATAATGCTGAAACTTTCGGGACAGGAAAGTATATTTCAAAAGCAATTAAAACTTATGGAATAAATTCTTTTGAGAAAACAGTATTGGAACACGTTGAACAAAATACTGATTTAGAAAAACTGTTTGAAAGAGTCGAGTATTGGATTGCACAGTATAAAGCAGACGATCCAGATTATGGTTATAATGAAACTGCTTTAGAAATGAAACCAACAAAGAAAAAATTAACGACAAAAATTCAAGTTCTTCTTTCACAAGAAGATTTAGAAAGATTGAATGATTATATTATCAAAAAATCTATGGAAAGAGGAACAGATTTGACAGTATCTTATTTTGTAAGAGAACTTATATTAAGAGAAATAAACAAAAATAATTAATTATGGAAGATAAAGAATATACACAGTATCAAGAAGATGTAAATGCAACTTTTGATGCAGCAATGAAACAAAAAGAAGCAGAGAGACCTTCTCTTGGACATGTTGATGTTACTCGCAACAAAGGGCACCAAATTGATGAAAGCGATCCTGACTATATAAGAATGAAGCAGTTTGCTGGTTTTATTGATTTGCCTCTTGAAAACTTGCCATCTGCTGGTCGTTTTTATCGTGACGATTTTAGAATCAGAATTCGTCCTGCTATGGTAAAAGAAATAAGAAACTATTCAATGATTGATGAAAACAACATCCAAGACATTGATGATAAATTAAACGACATTCTCGTTTCTTGTGTAAAAGTTTCTTACGGCGAAACAATGGGTTCATATAAAGATATTCTTGAAGAGGATCGTCTATATGTTATTTTATCTGTTAAAGAACTTACGTTTAAAAACGGAGAAAACAAGATAATGATGCCAGCAAGTAAAAAATGCGATTGCGGCGGATGTGAAGACTCTTATGAACTTCGTACAGAAAACATACAATGCTATACACCAGACGAAAGTATTGAAAAGTATTATGACAGTTCTATAAAAGGATATAGAATACAGACAAAAAGCTACGGTGAAATAATAATGGCACCTCCAACAATCGGCATAATGAGAGCAATTACTGAATGGGCAAGAAAGAAAGAGGAAGAACACAAACAGTGGGATAAGTCATTATTCCAAATTGTTCCATATCTTGTTCGTGAATGGAGAGGCTTCGATGAAAAGAATATAATGGCATTTGCAACGAATATAGCAGGATGGGATGCTAAAAAGTTCGCAATTGTATTTAAAATGGCAGAAAACATAAAAGTAGGTATAAAGCCAGAGTTTACTTATATTTGTGAAAAATGCGGAGGAGAAGTAACAGTACCGCTTTCCTTTCAAAGCGGGCTCAGAAGTCTTTTCGTTATTTCAGATATCTCTGATGAACTTTTATAAAATGAGAGTTCTTTTGATGGAAGAACTTCATGTTCAACCGTCTGAAATAGATGCTTTGCCTTTTTTTGAATATGAATATACAATAGAAATGTATCAAGAAATTCTTGAAGAAAGAAAGAAGAATCAAGAAAAAGGAGAGCAAGAATCTAACCCGCAAGCTGACAAATATCTAAATCAAGCAAATTCATATCAGAAGAATATGTCTAAGTATATGAAACAGCCTTCTATGCCAAGATTTAGTATGCCAAGAATGCCAAGATTTTGATTGTTTTGGCATTCTTTTTTTGTAATAAATAATAAAATATGTAAATTGATTATATGGCAGCTTTTTCAGTAAAAGATTTGATGTCACCGATGTCAAAAATTGAAAAAACGTTAGAAGAAACCAACAAAACAACAAAGGATATATTAGAAGTTGTTACTGGTATATCTAGCGCTATGTCATATTTTGAAGTAATAACAACACAATTAGGTAATATTTCAAACCAATTAGCATCTCTTGTAAAAAGAAAAACAGCTGAAAAAGCAATTGATAAAATCAAGTCAAAATCTGAGAAAAATTCTTCTATAAAAGAAGGAGTAGAGTTGTTGGGAGCGTTGGGAGTTAGTGTTAAAAATTTCTCACAAGGATTATTGATATTTACATTAGTTCCTAAAACAGTTTCTAAAAAACTTGCTGATGCTATAACGGATATAACATCGGCGTTGGAACAAACAAAAGACACAAAAGAAGCATTGAAAAATGCACAATTGTTGGGCGACATAGGAGAGGCCTTGTTTGTTTTTACAGGAATGATAGCATTGTCTACACCGGCAATGATAATTGGTTTAGTAGCAATTCCGATGGCAGTTTTAGAAATTAATATGTTTCTAAACTTATTGTCCAAACAATATTCAACAAAAGACACAAAAAATGCGTTAGAAAATGTTGCGTTGTTGTGTAATGTCGGCATTGGACTGTTTGCGTTTTTTGGATATATTGCATTGTCTGCACCTCTTATGGTAGTTGATGCACTTTTGATACCGTTGGCTGCTCTAGAAATTAACATGTTTGTTAATCTTATAGCAGGAAGAGGCCGCGATAAACAACTAAAAGAAGGAATTGAAAATTCTCTTAAACTTGGACTTGTAGGTGTTAACTTGTTGGAATTTATGGGAACTGCTTTGTTGGCAGGAATTTTGGCAGTTCCTACAATGATAACTTTGCCGGCAATATGGTTGACAACGTGGACTATAACAAAAATAATGTCAAGTGCTGGTAAAAAAGCAAGACATATTGCAAAAGGATCACTTGTGTTGGCTGCTGCCGGTGTTGCTTTAATATCTTTAGGCATATCATTGTTAATATTTTCTGTTGCTCTTATACCATTTGCAAAAGATCCAGTAAAAATACTTATAATGGGTGGAGTATTACTTACTCTTGGCGCAGTATTTGGACTTGCTGGTGTATTGGCTGGACCTATAGGATTGGGTGTGTTAGCAATGACTGCAGTAGCTATACCTTTAATATTATTGTCGGCAAGTTTGCTCTTGTTTTCGATTGCTATAAATGTTTTTGGAAAAGGAGACAAGATTGAACAAATGAAACAAATTATAACAGGAGTAGGCACGTCATTTGCAAATGTTGGCGCTATGGCTGTATTAGTAATACCAGGAGCACTTTCAATGATTGCTGCTGGTGCTTCACTTGTTGTTGTTTCTATAGGTCTTTTATTGTATTCTTTAGCAGTTAAAAATGTAAAAGACCAAGAACAGTTTGCAGACGGCTTAAATGCTGTCGTAACTGGAATTGGTAAATCGTATGCAAAAGCTGGACTAATGTCACCGTTTATTATAGCAGGTGCATTAGCAATGATGCCTGCCGCAATTGCATTGATATTGTTATCAGCAGGCTTAAAAATATTTAAATCAATAAACTGGAATCCAGATGAAGAAAAAGGCGATACAGCTAAACTTGTAAGCGCTTTTGCTGGAATTAGAGCAGCTTTTCTTGGAACAGATCCAAAAAATGAAAAAGGTATAGGTGGATTTTTCAAAAAAGTAGGAGGAGTAATAACAGGTGCAGTTGATGCAGTAAGAATGGTTGAATCTGCAATGGCATTTATTGCCGCTGGTCACGCTTTAATATTGGTGTCATTCGGCTTAAAACAAATGAAAAAGCTTGATTGGACTGAAAACGATACAATAGCATTGTCTCAAACATTGACAACAATGTCTGCTGCATTTGAAGCAGTAGGAAAAGCAGGAAATGTGACAAAAACTACTGTACGAGGAGGTTTGCTTGGAAGATTGTTTGGCGGATTTAGTGTAGATAAAAATGTTGTGAAAGAAGGAATAGATTCAGTAATGGGTGCAGGAAAAGCATTGAAAGATATATCTAGAGGATTAGTCGAATTCACTCAGTGGTATCAAGCAAATGAGAAGTTGATAGATATGAGTGATGAAAACTCTCCATTTTTCATAGCATTACGTACAACTATAACTTCGGTTGGACAAGCATTTGCTAAAGTCGGTAACGAAGGAGAACAAGTTGAGAAACATTTTCTTGGATTTACTTGGAACAAAAGCGCAGCAGCAGAAGGTATAAATTCTGTTAAAGGTGCAGGCCAAGCATTGAAAGATATTGCAACAGGATTAGTTGAGTTTACAAAATGGTATCAAGCTAATGAGAAACTTATAGGATTTGATCCTGATAATCCTAATAACGAAACTCCATTTTTCTCAGCATTGAAAAATACTGTAACATCTGTTGGAAATGCATTTGCAGCAGTAGGAGGCGGACAAACTGTTTCAAAAGGATGGTTTATATTTAAATGGGATAAAAATGCAGCAGCAGAAGGTATAGATTCTGTTAAGGGTGTTGAAGAAGTATTAACCGGTATAACAAATGGTTTAATTTCATTTACGGCATTTTATAATAATAATAAATCTGTATTAGAAGGAACAACTTTTGATGAGGCCGGAATTCCTAATGGTGGATTAATGGGAATGTTGTATAATGTTTTGAAAAGTACAGGAGATGCTTTTGCTACGATAGGAGGAAGCAGAACAACTAAAAAATGGGGAGTATTTAAATGGGATAAAAATGCTGTTGCAGAAGGTATTAAAAATGTTGAAGGAGTACAAGATGCTATACAAGATGTAGTCAACGGAACATTGCTGTTTGTGAAAAGTGGAATAAAAACCGACGATGCTAAAATATTGTCTAATTTATTGACGAGTATGGGTAATGGTTTCGGAGCATTGTCTAAAATAAATTTGAAAACACAAGGTAAACGATTTGAAAGTTTTTCTGAACGATTTAAAGCTGGCTTTGATACAATTTATAAAACAAAAGATGCAGAAAAAAGAATGAACAATGTGAACAAAGTCATGTTTACATTAGAACGTCAAGTAAGGCTTGACACATTCAAGAAGGCAGCAGATGGAATAAAGAAAATAGCCGAAGCCGTAAACACAATTGATATAGAAAAAGGTAAAGCATTTTCCGATTTGTTTGTTGCTGCTTCTAAATTGAAGGATAATACCAGATTTTATGAAGATTTGAAAAAAGCAGTTGAAGATATTCGTAACATACTTGCACAAAACGGAATGACAGGTGACTCTTCAACTGGTGCAAACAACAATACTAATAATACTAATAATGCTTCATCTCAAACAAGATCACAACAAAACAATAATACTGGAAATGTTGCTAGCAACTTGAGAACAATCCAAGCTGGAAGTATTACAATTAAAACTGAAGGATCTATTACTGTTAGTGGAACTACTGTAAATGTTTCATAAAATTGTAAACTATAATGACTTTTATTATTATAATTATTAATTAAATTTAATGATTATGTCAAAAAATATAGTTTGGTTTGATTTAGAAACTACGGGACTTGTAATTGCAAAAGATTCGATAATTGAGATTTCAGCTATCAAAACAGATACAGAACTCAATGAGTTAGACAAATTTTACTCACTTGTACAACCGTTTGGTGATTATGAAATGTCTCCTGCGGCACAAGAAAAACATGGACTATCAAAAGAAGATCTTGTTGATAGTCCTTATTTTAAAGATATTGCTGATGATTTATTAAACTTTATAGAAGATTGTGATCTTGGTGGTTATAATATTGGAAACTTTGATTTAGCAATGCTTGTAGAAGAATTTTTGCGTGCAAAAAAAGTGTTCAATTATAAGAACAGAAATTTGATTGATGCTTATACAATTTACAATAAATGGGAATCACGTAAATTGGAAGACTATTATTTTAGATTATTTGGAGAAAAGTTTGAAAATGCACATTCAGCAGAAGCTGATATCAGAGCAACAATTCGTGTTTACAAAAAACAGAAGGAAATGTATGCACTCCCATCAGTTGAAGAAATTGACGCAATATGTTTTGCAGAGAAAAACGACAAGTTAGATCTCGCAAAAAGATTTATTGTGGAAAAGGATGATGAAGGAAATAGAAAAGACATCAAATTCAATTTTGGAAAATGGAAAGGCTATAGTATTTATGATGTAATTGTAAAGGATAGTACATATTTCGATTGGATTTCAAACAATTATGAGTTTGCTACCGAAACACGTATAATGGCAAAAAAACTTAAATTATTGGCTATTAAAGGTCTTGAAAATTGAAGTTAAAATTTTGTTAAATTTTTTAAAGTCGTTTATATACCGTATGTTTTGAGAAATCAGACATACGTTATTGTTATAAATATTTTGACAATGAAGTTAAACTAAGCTGTATATGATTTTAGAATTTATTATGGCTGTTGTTTGGCTGTCATTGATAAGAAAATATGCTAAAATTATATGGAGTTAACTAAAATTAGAAAACGTAGCGGAGAGCTTGTAGATTACAGCTTTGAGAAGGTTGAAGAATCTGTGAAAAAGACATTTATCTGTACTTATGGAGAAATTCCTAAATATGTACAATTCAAGCATCTGAAGAACTCTCTTGAAGATTATTTAATGGATTTTGATGAAGTAGACAGAACTGCTGAAAAGGTACAAGATTTTATTGAAAAGTGGTTGATGTCTCACGACTATTTTGATGCTGCTAAAAAATACATTCTTTATCGTGAAGAACACAAGAATATTCGTTTCATAACAGATAGAATAGACTATATTCAGAGTTATGTAAATAGTAATTCTAATGCTGCAAGTTCATCTGAAACCGATGACAATGCAAATGTTCTACTCAAGAATGTTGCTAATTTGAACGGCGAAGTTTATAAGAATATAAACAGGCAAGTTCAACGTAGAAGAATGAAGCAGCAACTTTCTAAAATGTACAATATTGATTTAGGAAATCAGTATCTTAAAGACTTGGAAGACAGGATATTTTATACTCACGATGAGTCAAGTTTTCCTGTCATTATGCCTTATTGTTCTGCATATTCAATTTATACATTGATGACAGAAGGCGTTGGAAATATAGATGGTGTAACTCCACATCCTCCAAAGAATCTTGACAGTTTCTGTGGGCAGTTTGTAAATCTGGTGTTTTTGCTTGCTTCTCAGGTAAAAGGCGCTGTTGCTTTCGGAGGGTTGTTTGTCGCTTTCAATT